GCCCGAGCAGGCGGCGGATGCGGGAGATGACCGAGGCCAGCATCCTCCGCGCCGACTGCCTGGAGGCGATGCGCGATCTGGAGCCCTGCTCGGTCGATTCGGTCGTGACCGATCCGCCCTACGGCCTGAGCTTCATGGGCAAGGATTGGGACCACGGGATACCAGGAGTTCACTTCTGGGAAGCCGCGCTGCGGGTGGCGAAGCCGGGAGCGCACCTGCTCGCCTTCGGGGGCACGCGGACCTTCCACCGGTTGGCGGTGGCGATTGAGGAGGCGGGCTGGGAGATCCGCGACACGGTGATGTGGGTCTACGGGAGCGGCTTCCCGAAGTCGTACGACGTATCGAAGGCGATAGACCGCGAGGCGGGCGCGGAGCGGGCGGTGGTTGGGCCGGGCCGGTGGAATGGCGTCAAGGGCAGCAATGCCAAGCAGGCCGGATGCCTCATTCGTCCAGGCGGGCAACACGACGAGACCGCCCCCGCCACCGCCGCCGCCCGCGAGTGGTCCGGCTGGGGCACGGCGCTGAAGCCCGCCTGGGAGCCGATCATCGTGGCGCGGAAGCCGCTGGAGGGGACGGTGGCGGCGAACGTCCTGCGCTACGGCACGGGGGCGATCAACGTGGATGGGTGCCGTATCGAAAGCGGCGGCACGCACCGCAGCGCACGAAGCGCTGGGCGAGGCGCAGGGTACGAGGCCCACAACAAGCCTGACAGGAAATACAGCGCCGGGCTGGGCGGCATTATCTCAGAGCCTCACGCCGCTGGCCGCTGGCCTGCGAACCTGATCCACGACGGGAGCGAGGAGGTCGTCGGGCTGTTTCCGGAGAGCAGCGGCGAGGCGTTCCCTGGGGTTCGCAACACAAGCGGCTACAGCGGAGGCTTGGACCAGGGCGCGACCCCGCACGGCTTCCGGCCAATGGGCGACAGCGGCAGCGCGGCCCGGTTCTTCTACTGCGCGAAGGCGAGCCGGGCGGACAGGAACGAGGGGCTGGAGGGGTGGGCTGGCCGCATTGTTCACGAGGACAAGTGGAGCACGAAGGACCGACGAAGTGGAGAGCCGCGAAACCCTCGCCCCCGCGACCCGGCTCCCGTTGCCAACCACCACCCCACCGTCAAGCCGACCGCCCTGATGCGCTACCTCTGCCGCCTCGTCACGCCGCCCGGCGGGCTCGTCCTCGACCCGTTCTGCGGCTCGGGGTCAACAGGGAAAGCGGCTGTTCTGGAGGGCTTCCGCTTCCTCGGGATCGAGCTGGACCCGGAGTACGTCGAGATCGCTGAGGCTAGAATTCGGCATTCTGCACCAGAGGGGACAGTAGTCGTAACAGAGTATGGTAAGCTAGACGACCCTGGGGACGACGGTGGCTTTCTCGATACCGTACTACCCCACGACTTTGAGTAGGGGGTGGAGTGTGTGGGGGAGAAAGAAAAATAACATCCTGTCCGACCTTGCACCATTGACGGAAGAGGGTTACGGCCTCTTAAAGACGCACTTCCCGTTGGAAACAGCAGCGTTGTGCCCCGATTGCGAGACTGTATTCCCACAGACTCGATCCTCCTGCCCCTCGTGTACCTCTAGCTCGTCTATCCCCCTCCGCTGGCACGGTAGGGAGCGCCCCAGACCGAAGATCGCTGTTCTGGGGTGGGGCAGGGCAGGGAAGGATACGTTCGCGGCTGTGGTGGCCTCTCAGACGGCTTTACGGTACTCCCCCGACACGGGGTCTACCTCTACTGCCATCCTACGGGAAATGGAGAAGCGGCCCGAGTACGTTGGACTGACACGGGAGCAGGTTTACGAGCGTCGGTTGGTTGACCGAGACTTGTGGTATGCTGTAGGCAGGGAGATTTGCTCCTCCGACCCGGCTCAGTTAGTGAAAGACTGTCTCAGCTACGGTGACATAGTGACCGGCATCCGGTCCCGTGAAGAGTTAGCTACGGTAAGGTCAGAAGGGCTTGTGGACGTTGTAGTTTGGATTTCAGCGGAACGGCGCGTTTCTCAGGACTCGTCTTGCCGTGTTTCCTCAGACGACTGCGACCTGTCGGTAGACAACAACGGCACCTTGGATGACTTCCTTGTGAAGTCAAAGAGGATTGCCAAGCTCCTTTTATGAGGTGGTGTATGGCGCTCATTGACCTACTCCGTGCAAGATCCAAAGAGAAGGACTCCGGTAGTACGGATTACTCCATCCATTCCGCACAGGTTGGAGACCTCGTAGCGATCCCTACGGACTTTTCGTCGTCTACCTCTGGCAAGGTGGTTGGAATCTACTACGCACAAGACGAGGAGACCTCATACCTGGACATTGAGCAGGAGGACGACGGTGGGCTACTTCGCGTCTTTGCCGCTCATGTCACGAGTTTGAAGCTAGTATCTTAGCATGGGTATCCCTATAGTCGTAGGAGTAGATCCCGGACTATCGGGAGGAGCAGCCTGTACGGATGGTGAGAGGTTCTTCACCTTTCCCCTGGCCTACGAGAAGGTTGGAGACACCCCGTTGCTTCTATCGGGGGACTTTCTTTCCTGGCTGTCGTCTCTCCCAACCCCAACTGCGTTCTACGTAGAGAACGTCTACAACTTTCCAACTGATAGCCGACGGGCGGCGTTCACGTTTGGTTGGGTTGCTGGCATGGTAACGGAGGCTTGCCAAAGTTACGCTGCTAGAGTAGGTGCTACGTTGCACCTCACCCCACCGAAAACGTGGCAGAGGGATACGCTGACCCCGTATATGCCTGTATTTGAGGAGAAGCCAACACGGCAAGAGAAAAAGAAAGCACTAAAGGCATCGTCGGCGCTTTTCATGGCCTCACAATTTCCCTCCGTGTCCCTTCTTGCTACTCCCCGGAGTCGAGTCCCGCATAGTGGACTTTCCGACGCCTGTGTGTTAGCATTTTGGGGCTGGCAACGTGAGGCTAGGAGGACACTATGACCATGTTGAAACTAGAGCGGATCATCCACCGGACGCTTATCTTCCTGTGCCTTGGGGCGGTTATCGTACTCGGGTACCTTGGGGTACAGAAGCTAACCTCCCTCAATCAGCAGATTGGCTCTCTGGCCAAAGAGAACTACACCCTAAACCTACAGGTAGCCAACCTGCAACTCATGGCAGACGACACCGCCTACCTCTTGCGTTTGGAGGAAGAGCTACTGAAGCACACGGGCGGGAAGCTAGGTTCCCGTCTCCCCTACGTTGCGGTCAAGCTCATCGAGCAAGCGAAGATGTACCGAGACGACGGGCTGGAGCTAAGTCTACTCTTGGCCATCATCGAAGTGGAGTCCGGGTTTGACCCGAGAGCCCAGTCTCCGGCGAACGCTTACGGGCTTATGCAGGTTCTTCGTTCTGCGGCAAAGCCGATCCTGGAAAAGTCGGGCCGGGAGTGGTCTGCGGAAGCCATGTTCAACCCAGAGGTCAACATCGAGGTGGGAACCTACTTCCTCGTGGAGCTTCACCGGGGGTACATGGCTCGTGGATTAGAAGATCCAAACGAGTGGCACCTGTCCATTGACGCCTACTTTTGGGGGGAGCGTTGGGTTTATGAGAGCCTGTCAGGGGCATCGTCTACTCGGACGGGCTTCGCAAGCCGGTCGTATTGGGCAAAGGTTCGCACGGCGCAGCTAAAGTGGAGAGACTTGGGATTCTAGCGGGTTCCCGTAAAAGGCTGCTACCACGGTTGGGTACTACTTAGGGGAGAGATAGCGAGTTGCTTACGGTTGCACCGCATACCCAACTACCTACTGAATGGGGTTTGATGTCACCTATAACTGATACTGCACTCGTTCAAAGGTTAGAGGACATCCGGTGCGACGCTTGCGACGATTGCTCTTCCTACGTCAACGCGGCCATAGACATCCTCCGATCCGGGGGGTCAATCTACGAGATTTTAGCGTACCTTATGGACGCGGCTGTTCGGGCGTGTAGGCCCCTATTACGGGCTCAGATAGCCCACCTACTGGATGAGATTTCATCTTCCCCCGTACTCCTGCACGAGTCTGTTCGACCAGCAACGGTGACTGAATCAGAGTTCAACACTCTCTTTTTGCTTACGAAGGCGGTAGTCACGCTGGAAAGCCTGAAAGACGTTGTTCTGTCACCCCGAGCTACCTCTGCCCCACCTTGTCATTTGTCCTCCTGTGCGGGGAAATCGACCACTCCGCACTAGGTTGCGTTTCTGTTTAGAGGCATGGTAGACTTCCTCTCGGAGGGAAGCCACCATGCTTTTTCATTTTATAGGCGACGTACACGGGCGGTGGGACGACTTCTCCGCTGTCCTGAAAAAGTCTACTGCGGACGTTGTTTTCCAGGTGGGGGACTTCGGGTTTTTCCCGAAGCTGTGGGGTAGCCGCTTAGACCCCCTCCCCGGTAGGCTACGTAGGGAGTCAGCGCCTCCCGGAGCTAGCGAGGTTGTCTACTTCATTGACGGGAACCACGACGACATCCCGTCTCTACAGGCTGGCCTCTTCTCCCACCCGTCATTTTCCTACTGCCCACGCCCAACCCTTCTCACCTTTGGGGCGACGAGAATCCTCCTCATGGGGGGCGGTGTGTCCCTAGACCGTAGGCGACGGACAGAGGGGGTGGATTGGTTCCCTTCTGAGGTACCATCCACACAAGAGATGTTGGCATTCCAGGACAGGCTCTTGTGCGGGGTGGATATCGTTGTAACCCACGAGATGCCAACCTCTGTAGTAGACAAGGTGTTTGACGGGTTCTACCACGACACCCCTGTTGGGCGGGACTTGGAAGCCATTTTACAGTCTGTCCCGTCTGGGCTTCGTCCAAAATATTGGATTAGCGGGCATTACCATGAGGATGCCAGGGTGAACCTTTATGGGACGAGGTTTTACACCGTCGGGTGCTGCCATCCGTACCGTGGGCGTAAGGCTTCCAACGGTCTCCTCATTTCTCACCCGTAGGGGGTTGACAGGTAGTAAAGGTTTTGGTAGTCTGGTGTCGAAGGGAGGGACGAGACATGAGAGACGACGGGCTGTTCGAGATCCCACAGATGGCGTTCCCGCTTTTCGAGGCCAAGTTCGGCCAGATCACGAAGCGGGCATCTAAGCTCGGTCTCCCCCTCCCGACGTACACGGTGGTTGGGGACAAGATGGTTCGCCCCGACCCGGACAGCCTCCGGGTCTACAAGGTTTTTCTCGTCAAGATCGAGGGTGATGCCCCCAAGTTCTCCGGTTGGACTCTCGGGGCATCGGTTGACTGCCTCCCCTCCGACTCGGGTGAGAGCGTCAACTTCCTCCGCCCCGTCCCCGGAACGGCCATCCCCGAGAAGTACCGCTCCGCTTGGACGGGCTCCTGTGACCATTGCGGTGTCGAGCGGTACCGGAAGTCGGTTTTCCTCCTCCACCACGAGGACGGGGCCTGGATTCAGGTTGGTTCAACCTGCCTGAAGGACTTTCTCGGCGGGGCCACCCCGGAAGGGGTTGCGGCCTATTGCTCGTACTGGCTCTCCCTCTCCCATGTCGCTTCGGACTTTGAGGGCTTCTCGGAAGGTGCCCGAAGCCAGTCCTACCTGAATCTCCACGACATCCTGTCCAACACCGCCGCTGTCCTTGACATCTACCCCTGGGTTTCCAAGACCGCTGCCCGAGACGATGAATCGAAGTGCCCGACCGCCAGCGTTGTCGAGTCCCGGATGTTCCGGCTCGGTCGGGACTACGATCTTTGGAAGAGCATCCAGGCCGAGATCCCCATGACCCCCCGGCATGAGGAAGAGGCCGACGCCGCCATCGAGTGGGGAAAGAGCCTGACCGCCTCTTCGGATTACGAGTACAACGTTGTGGCCCTTTGCAACGCCGGGATCGTCCCCGACAAGGGCTTCGGTCTTGCCGTTTCCATCCTCGCTTCCTACCGCCGCCATCTCGACAAGCTCCAGACTGAGGAGCGCCGCCGCCGGGAGTCCGCCGGGCACTTCGGAGAGGCCAAGAAGCGGTACCGGAAGGTCTCTCTCCGCCCCATCTCTTCCAAGCCGTTCGAGTCCCTGTACGGGTCGGGTCTCCGGGTCAAGTTCGTTGACCGCGAGGGTCACAACTTCACGTGGATGACCTCCTCCGAACTCCCCGCTCCCCTGACCAACCCCGCCGACTACAACTCCCTCTACACCGACCGCTGGTTCGACTGCGACTTCACCGTCAAGGCCCACGAGGAGTTCAAGGGTGAGCAGGTTACCCGCGTGACCCGCGTGACCGTCCACGGGGAGTCGCTTGACAAGGCTTCGTAATCTGGGGTAGAATCCTTTTCAACCGGGGGGCTTAGCCCCCCACTACCCGCCCCATACGGGGTACAGGGGGAAGAGAAATGGAAGAGAGTGGACTGTGGAATCTGTACATGGAATGGCCTGAGAAGGTGTCTAAGAAGAGCCGGTACGACATCATCGGTGAGGATGAGGTGGATACGGAGGCCCTTTTGGCCCGTGCCGTCAAGATCAAGGCACTCCCCGCCGCCGCCGAGATTTTGGACTTCGCTCTCCTGAAGTCGGGTAAGTTTGTCATCGCTGTCGTGACTCTTCGACACCACCCGGACGCCAGAGCCGTCGTCGTGGCCGGTGCTGCCAAGTGCAGCCGGTTCGACGCTTGGAAGCCGGAGGCCGGTGCATCCCTAGCGTTCATGCGGGCGCTGAAATTCTGCCGCCCCATGACAAACGCCTACTTCAAGGCGCTCGCAGAGGAGCCTCCGTTCTGAGAAAGAAGCTACCTGAGCTAGACCTGGACGTTTTAGAGAGCTTGCCCTTGGATGGACTTGGGCAAGCTCGCTTTCTCTTGTCCTCGTACTACCGACTCCAGGGGTATCGGGTGGCCGCTTCCTCACAGTCAAGGCAACTACGCACTTTGGGGGAGCCAACGAATGTAGCATCTTGGCTTTCTGCTACCATGAAGCTAGCGGAGGGTAGGCTGTATTGGCTTTTGAATTCGTGGGTAAAGCGGCATCCCCTTGGGGTGTGGTGCCTGTCCCACACAGGGGTTGGCGCTCTAACTGCCGCTACTCTCTTGACAGAGGTAGACTTGGATAAATGCCCCTCCGTGCTGTCCCTGTGGCGGTTTTCTGGTCTCGACCCCACTTGCCCAAAACGTGGGGAGGGGGGGAAGCCAAGGTGGAATCGCAAGCTAAGGGCGTCATGCTGGTCGCTTGGGGAATCATTCGTTCGCAGTAAGGGTAACCCCGATTGTTACTATGGTGGGGTCTACGCAGCTAGAAGGGCTGAGGAGCAGGCCAGGAGCGATTCTGGGGCTCTATCTGACGTTGCTAAGGCCACCCTGGCTACTAAGAGGTACCGAGACTCTACAGAGGCGTATAAGCATTACACGGCTGGCAAGCTGCCCCCGGCACGGTTGCACGCTCGGGCGACGAGGTATGCTGTTAAGCTGTTTCTGTCCACTATTGGGAGGTTGCCTACTTTCTCCGTCACCGTACACCACCGGCATTCCCTTGTAATCGGAGTGTCTACGTCGGAGTACCCAATCTATCCTTGGTTCCCGGAGCGGAAGAGGCGTTCTCTCTCCGGCTTTGACCCCTTGACTAGAGACTTTTTTTGTGGTAGTTTCCCCGGTTAGGAGGTAGCCCATGTCCTTGACGCCGTACAAAGGCAAGCCAATCGAAGATTTACCCACCCTCATGCCCCTGGCAGACACAATCCGCTCCATTTCCAACCCAGGACTTTTCGATATCCCTGTCTCTACCTTGGACGTTGGGGTTGGGGAAACCATTTTCTCCACACAGGAGGGTGAGCCCGTCTCTTTCGAGCCTTCTACCGGAGCGGCCTTTTTCAAGGCTATCGGTATCCCGTTTAAATACGCGGATCGTTGCCCTGTAGAAGTTCTGGCTCCCCAAGTCAAGTATTGGCTCTCCACTTCCCCCAAGGCAGCGCATGGGAATCTCTCCGTGGAGAGGTCTCCGAATGGCCTACACGCGAGTCAGTTCCTCCCCCAAGGCCAAGACGTTGTTCCCCTATCCAATGTTTTGAACACCGTTGGGGAGGAGTACGGAAGTCGTGTTTGGGTTCGCCACCTGGACGACGACTCCCCCCGAACAAACTACGTCTCCCTAGTTGTCTCTGATCTAAGCTGGAACGCTGCCCTCGTTGGTGGTGGTGATGGGTCTGAAGAGCCAGACCTCGTGTATGGTGGAATCACGATTCAGCACTCCCCCGTTGGGGACCACCCCACCATCCTGGATGGGTACCTGTTCCGTCTGTGGTGTTCTAACGGCGCGATCATGCGAGAGAAGTCACTAAAGGTTACCAGGAAGATCCCCCACCTATCGTCCGGTAAGCCGTCTGTGTTCCTTCCCGCTATCGGTGGGATCTTCGATAACCTGGAGGGGGCGTTCAACAAGCTGGCGGAAACCTGCCGGAAGAAGGCCCCTAGTCTTGACTCGTTCTTCCTGAGTATGTCTGCTTTGGGGAAGAAGGTTCCCGCCGCTCTCCGGGCCAGGATGGAAGAGCTTGCACAGACGAATCCTCCGTCAACGTACTACGATCTAATCAATATGCTCACTTTCTTGGCGCACGAGCAGCTTGACAGCATGAAGAGGGTCAGGAAGATCGAGTCTCTGGGGGGTGAGGCAGTAGCTCACCATGAGGCCTGTACCTCTTGCGGGAGGCTCCTGTGACGGTACACCCCGAACTTGGGGAGGTTAGCTTCTTTGTCCTCCCCCCCGTCTACCAGCTAGATTGGGGGGGAGATTCAGAGGTTGTATCCGCCGCAGTTTCCCACGCTGAGAGTGACGCCTTCTCGGCTCTGAAACCCGGTATGGAGCATCTTGGTCTGGTGCTTCTGTCTCTTACCCACGAATGGCTCCCCCCTACGGAATCCTCCCAAGGGGTACCCCGGCTTCTAGTTACAGCCCGGTTGCTTTGCCCCACTACAGCTATCGGTGGAATCCCACTTAGCGACTTGGGGGAAGGTTCCCCTGTCAGAACGACTCTTACCGCCGTCGTGGCGGAGGAGTTCAACGCAGCTTTGTCCGGTAGGTTGGACGCGGCGTCTAGGACGGTAACCACACAGGTAAACCCGATGGTTTAGGTGGGGTTCACCGGACGGGTTAGGGTATTCTGGTGAGACTACAGGAGACTTCTATGCCCTTCACCGTATCCAGCGTCGTGTCCCTACTAAAGTCAGACTCCATCGCCCGTGTTACTCTCGATTCCGCTGCACAGGGGGTTGGGAACCTAGACCTAAGCTCTGAGGTGTCCGTAAGCGTTGCCGTGGGGCAGGAAGAGGCCGTTCCTTTGGGCTCTCTGTCCACGGTGAACGTACTGTGGTTGCGTACAGACTATCCAGTCACCGTAAAGTTAAACGGGGGGGTAACGGGGTTTGAGTTGCAGGAGGACGGGCTGGCGCTACTTCTCGGAGTTTCCGTAACCGAGATTGACCTCGATAACACCTCTGGCGACCACAAGGCTACTGTCATCGCTCGCCTCTTTGGAGTGTAACTTGTTCACGCGACTCCTAAGTCAGGTACTAGAGTCCGGGAGTGCGGACGGTGCTACGGACTGCGAGTGGTTTGCCAAAGAGGGGTTCTGTAAGCTGGACGGTAGGCCCTGCCCCTATTCCAACGAGTCCTATCAGCAATGCCCCAAGTTTCTCCTAGCAAAGACGAGGCCCGATGTAGCTGCGTACTCCGTAGCGAAGATGGGCGAACAGGCAAGGAAAGGCCCCGTGCATGATTAGAAACCCCGGCGGGTTGCGGGAGCCCGTTCTAGAGAAGGCCAAAGCCCTGGAGGCCCGTGTAGGAGCCAGACAGGGCCACGAGCTTCTTGTCTACTGCACCTTCCGGCCACCGGAGGAGCAAGCCATCTTGTACGGGTACGGAAGAACGGGTGACCAGATCATGTCCAAGGTGGCAGAACTTCATAAAGGTGGGCACGTTGCTTCTGCCATCGCTCTTCACGGTTGGTCTCTTCCTGTCCCAGAACAGAAGAAGCGGACTAACGCTCCACCGTTCTTCTCCCTCCACCAGCTTGGGTTAGCCTTTGACTGCGTTGTTCTGATTTCTGGTAAGCCCGTGTGGGGAAACAGGACGGCGGAAGAGAAGGCCCTGTGGTCTTGGTTGGGCTCTCTCGGGGAGTCCGTTGGCCTGGAGTGGGCTGGACGGTGGAAAACATTTAAAGAGTCCGTTCACTTTCAGTACAAGCCTCCGGGGTTCAACCTAACTGACTACACACGATGAGACCTCGCAAAGGATCTTGGCTCATACATGACGCTGGGGTGTACGGCAAAGTAGAGTCCGTGTCCGTAGACGGGGAGGTGAAACTGTCTGTAGACGTTCCAGAAGGTGGTGGGCAGGAGACGTTGGTGGTAGAGGACTTTGACGGGTGGCATCGCGTAGGCAGCTACCCCGACGGCCCCTCGTTCCCGGCCCTGTTAGAGGAGCTTCTAAGTGCCGAATGTTGACCTCAAAGAAGAGCTAAAGTCCATTCTCAAAGCTACTGGGGGTGGGGAAGCGGCTTACGACCTCCGAGAGGGTGGTAGGGCTCCGTCACCTCGCCGGTCAGAGGATGACTTTTTTCGTGAGGCGGAGTCTAGTAGGCCCCGCCCAAGAACACAGGAGGGGGTTGGGGGGTCAGGGCTGAAGCCTCTTGTATCCCAACTTATCGAGCAGTTAAGCGGGCTTTTGGACACCGCAGAGGCGATTGACAGAGCCCTCGACTAGCAAAAAGACCGTGTTTCTCTCACTCTATCCGTTACGGCGGGGAGTATAGGGTGAGGGTAAGCCAGAGTGGAAACCCAAACCGAAGGAGAAAGATATGCCCGTGAGCAACCTAGATCCACAGCAACTCCCAAAGGCCCTGGATACCCTAAACGACCAGGACGTACAGGAGCGTAGGCTGAGGACGATCCGCCGTTCGCTGTTTGCTATCCTCGACGAAGTTCGGCGTTTGGACGAAGAAGTAGAGCCGAAGCGCATCGCCGCTATTACGGGTGGCGCGGCTACCTACCAGACGAACCTAACGAACCTCAGAACGGATATCGTCGCTGCTGTTGGACGCCTCGACACGATTGACGCTATCGCCTGACCCTTTGCTGGGTAGCGAGACTGAGATTGGGCCTCTCCTCTCGGGGGGAGGCCCTACCTTTGTTCCTCGGACGTTAGAGGCCCAAAAGCGTCACGTTGATCCGGGGCAGTACCTCATTTTGACGTTGGAGGGTGTTCACGTTGACCCCACAGTCAAGATCGAGTACCCGTCAGGATTCAGCGAGACTTTGTTCTTTGAGGATTTCGAGAGGGTGTTGGGGGCGTATCCGTTCCTGCTTCCAGACTTGGAGAGTCGCATTTGGCTTATCGCGTTCCTCTCTAACTACCGTAGGACGGCCTACTATCCCCTGGAGAGGGTACACAAGATTCGCGTAACCTCCCCAGAGGATGCGACGAAGGAAATCTTCGTCTAGGCTTCGACTCTCTTCCGTCGGTTTCCGCGCTTCCGAATGTTCTCCGACTTGATATTGGAGACAGCGGCAATCGCGGGTGAGTAAAACCGCATGGATTTACCGTCGCCAAGGTGGGGTAGGCGGTCAAGGTGGTCTCGCTTGTACCGGAGCAGCGTCGGCATGGAGATTCCCGTGAGCTTGGAAATCTCAGTCAGGCTATACGTCTTTGGGGCATCCATCTGTAGGGGTTCTACCATTTCTGGTTCTCCATAACCGACCACTTCATTGTGGTCAATCGAAAGGTTAACACAGAGGACTCTCGTTGTCAAGTGACCTAACTGTGAAAAAGCCCTGTTTCTTTGGCACCGCTCGCGCTCGCGCTGAGTCTATTAGTGAGAGGCTACCTGAATGTCGAAACTGACCGATACCGTCCCCTTTGTCTATCAGGTGCAGGAATCCGCCGGAAAGCCGTTTATCGTCCGGGGGGTTTTCCAGCGTGCGGAAGCGAAGAACCACAATGGCCGTGTGTACCCCCGTGCCCTGTGGGAAAAACTTCTTTCAGACAAGGCGATTAACGAGGCCCTACAGCGTCGAAGGATGCTTGGGGAGCTAGACCACCCGAACGACGGGGAGGTTAAGCTGTCCCGCGTCAGCCACCTTGTTACCGAATTGCAGATGACAGAGGACGGGACAGTCATTGGGGCGGCTGAGGTACTAGACACCCCACCCGGTCAGGTTCTCAAAGAGCTTTTCCGCCGGAAGGCAGAAATCGGCATCTCTTCCCGTGGCTCTGGCTCCGTCCTAGAAGAGGACGGCACCGAAGTCGTACAGGAGGACTTTGAACTCCAGACATTCGATTTCGTCTCCCAACCCTCTACGTTCGGGGCCTACCCGAAGGTTGTAACAGAAAGCAAGACAACACCCCAGGAGAAGCAATCTATGGCAAACACCCCAGAGCAGCGGTTCCGGGCACTTCGGGAGGAGGCGTCCTCGATCCTCTCGAAGAAAGTATCTCTGATGACGGAATCCGACCGTCGTGAGGTCGCCGCCAAGAGCGAGGACTTAACAATACAGCTTGGTAGGCTCTCCGAGGAGGATTCCGGTTACCGTCCTCTTGCAGAAGAGCTAATCACGAAGCTGTCCCGTAAGCGGCAGTCTATGGAATCCGCCATCGCACCCCCGAGCGTTGACAAGCTCGTTGCAGCTTCCGAGGCTGTGATTCGTGAGCTAACCCGGCAAGCCAGGATTCGTGAGCGTGCTGCGTTCGCTAAGGGCGCTGCCAAGACGAAGGCTGTCATGGAGCGTCTTAACTCCGTATCCGCGAGAGCCAAGGCTTTCGAGCGCCGGTACTCTGCCGCCTGTGCGGTAGGTGAGGAGCTAGTCAAGCGGGTAAAAAAGTCGTCCGTTAGGGAAGCGGTAGCCAAGCTACTTGCCTCCCCCCGGAATCGCCATCTTGTGCCTCTTCGCCCCATGCTAGAGAAGTGCAAGACCGTTAAGGAAGTGAAGGCCGTTGCTGCTAAGGTACAGGCTCCGAAGTTCTCTCCGCGTCCAGCCCCACGGGCTCGCCGTGTAGAGGGCAAGAGGTTGCCTCTTCCTCCCCGCAAGCCGACACAGATTCGTGAAAACCGCGTTGCACCCCCAACCCGAGTGTCCGTTGACGCAGACGTTAGCTTCCTAACGAAGCGTTTCGGACTCCGTTACTAATCACAGAGGAGACAGTACCCATGCGGCAAGCAAACGGTGGGTTCAAGAACCGAGTGAACGAGGGCGTCAAGCTGGCCACCGGCCAATGGCGTCATCTTTGCGAGGATCTAGTAAAGAAGGACGAGTATCGTGGAGCCATGACGGCTCTCTTGCTGGAGAACACTCACAGGTTCTACCGCTCCATGCAGGAAGATACCAAGATCGCTAACGTCGGCGTTTGGGACAAGTTCGCAATGCCGATCATCCGCGCCGTGTTCCCCAACCTCATCGCTACGGACCTCGTATCCGTACAGCCGATGGACGGCCCGACCAGTCTCGTGTTCTTCCTAGAGGCACGCTATGGCAAGAGCAAGGGTTCTGCCCTCGCTGGCCAGACGGCTTTCTCGGCTCTTGACGGTAAGGACGGTCAGTACCTCTACTCGTCTGAGACGATTGACGAAGAGGTCATCGGTGAGGGTGACGGGAATGATCTAACCCCAGACATCACGCCTCTCTCGTGGAAGCCGATCCGCCCAGGTTCGGTTGTCATTACAGCTACAGTCGGATCGGCCACACGCACCATTCGTGACAACGCAAACGGCGTTCTATCCGGCACGAACGTTTCCGGTACGATCAACTACGCAACGGGTGAAATCGCCCTGACGTTCGTGACCACGCCTCCCGACAACGGAACGCAGATCACGGCTCAGTACGATTACAACTCGGAAGGAAACTCCGAGCTACCGCAGCTTGACCTAATGATCTCCCACAGCCCTGTGCAGGCACACCCGCACAAGCTACGGGCTCGCTGGTCAGTCGAAGCGGCAACCGACCTGAAGGCCGTGCAGGGTCTCGACGCTGAGGCCGAGCTAATGGCTTTCATTGCCGAGCAGCTTCGTTTCGAGATCGACCGTGGGATCATTCAGGATCTCTTCGCCGTGTCCAACACTGGTAACCTAGCGGCGTGGGATAAGACCCCGCCTGTAGGCGTTCCGTACTACACCCACCAGCTAACCTTCATCAACTCGCTCATCGAGGCTTCGCAGGTAATCTTCAAGCGGACTCGCCGTGCGACGGCTAACTGGATCGTGTGCGGAACGAACGTGGCTTCCATCATCGAGGCGCTACCGAACTTCAAGCCGGTAGCGATCTCAGGAGCCGGTGTGGTTCACTTGGGCAACCTCATGGGACGGTGGGAGGTCTACAAAGACCCGTACCTGCCTGACAACGAGGCGCTTCTCGGGTATCGTGGAACGTCGTTCGCGGACGCAGGGTTCGTGTACGCGCCTTACGTGCCGCTTTACCGCACGCCGACCATCTATCTTGACGATATGGTGGGCCGCGTCGGGCTAATGAGCCGGTACGGCAAGAAGCTCGTCAACCCGAACTTCTTCGTCAAGACATCCATTACCAGCACCTAAGTCTAGGTGTAGGTTGTAGTTACGGTGGGGTCGGGGGGGAAACTCCCCGACCCTATTGTTAGGAGGCAGTCGTGTTTACCGAAGAGGATAGACAACGGCAGCAAACTATGATACACTTGGCCATCATGGAGGGCCTAGCAGCCCTCGCTGGTGCAGCAACGGGTGGTCTATCCAACGTGCTGCAAGTGGACGATGAGGGTAGCGTCTATCAGATTGATGATAGCGGTTCACCCCTCAAACTGGAGGATGCGCAATGAGATTCTTCCTAGCTGTGGTGGCGATCCTGTCTTTCCTATCTTTCCCCGCACTCGCTGACTACCCTGTGTCCTCCGTGCCGTACATTGTGGACGGGTGGGACCATAACACGCTTATCGCATTCACCAACCTGAGTGCCAACGACGTTTTCTTCCAAGGTGAATTCTTTACTGACGGCGGAGGCTCCCGCGTTGTCGAGTGGCAGGTAAAACCATTTCAGACGGTCACAGAATCCCTCCGTGACTTGATCTTTGCGGGCGATCTTGGTAGGGAGGAGGGGTGGATTAGGTTTACCGGGGGGTACCCGTGGGATCTTCGCGGTGATTACACCATCGTTCACGGGCCAACCGTAGCTATCCAAGGCAAGATAGACGATGTAGCCTTACGCCCAGGGCGTTATGTTTTCCGATTCGCTTACCCCGAGCAGCCCTCATTCTGGGAGCCCACGGAGTTCTTGATCTTCGCCCCGGATGCCACGGGAGACGAGCCGTTCTTCCCCCTCATCGCTCGCGGTGAGGACGGACAACAATGGCAGCTAGGGATCGACGTTGTAGGTGGTCTCCGTCCTGGCAAGGTTGGAATCTACAGCGTGGAAAATCTTTCTCCTGACCGTCACGGGTTTGGGGTTATCGAAATCACTTGCCCTGTCCGGTGTCAGGTGTGGGCAATCCAGCGTGTCAAGTCGGGGCTTGATTCTTCGGTCGAAGCCCACTACATTGGTGAGGACTGAGTATGAGGAAGTTTTTTCTGGCGGTTTCCGCCCTACTGATTTTGACTGGCCCCCTTCTTGGTCAGAGCGCGACCCTTCCGCAGCTTGATGAGGCTACGGAGCTAGGCGACGACGACCTCTTCCTCGTCCGCCAGGACGGCGAGACGCGCGACGAGAAGGTCACCTGGGCCAACGTCCGCTCCAGCCTCCAGAGCGCCCTCACCCTCGTCCTCGGCCCGGCCTGGGTCTCGTTCTCGGGGTCCGGGCACTGCTTTGGAGACCAACCATGAAGCGACCGCCGACCCGTATCTCGGGCAATAGGTTAGACGATTGGCGGTGCAGCCTGTGGTCAGAGAAGAGTATCTACTGTAGCAGCAACCTAGAGGAGACATCATGGTTTTCTACGTCAACGCAAGCAATTACCCCCTCCTACTCCCGACTGCCGCTGGCAACAACGTAGCGGTCAAGCCGGGGTTTGGGGTGGAGGGCGCGTACTTCGCCAAGTTTTCCCACCTTGTAGCTATCGACTTCCTACCCGAAGAGAAGGTGGTGTGGTCACAGAGCAAGTGGGAGGCTAAGGGTAAGGCATACCTCAGCGTGATACGCCCAACCGCCCCTGCCCCCAAGGTAGAAGCTCCCAAGGTGGAGGCTCCTAAGCCTGTAGAGCCCGCCCCTGTGGAGCATGAGTCGGAAGAGGCAGACTCTCCCAACGTGGATGAGCTATCTCGCCCGCAGCTAGTATCAATGGCTACCAAGCTCGGGGTACACGATGCCAAGAGCATGAAAAAGCAAGAGCTAGTCGAGGCTATCAAGGCAGTCCAGGGGGTCTAACCCTATGAGGTCGGTAGACCTGATTCGCTCCATCCGTCTCCAGCTTGGAGAGGACAGAAACTACGGCGTTACGGTGGAGTCGAGCGACGTTCAAATCGCTCACTCCATTCGTCTCGCCCTGTTGGAGTACAGCCGCTATTTTCCGCTGCGCTCTCATCAATCGTTTCTGGCTACCAAGGGGATGCACGTTTACCACCCCAATCCCCCCGTGAGAGGGATCGAAGAAATTTCTTTTGTCCCCACGATCACGGCACAGCTTTCCTCCCCGGAGGTAGCCTTGCTAGGGGGTAGGTTGTCTACTCTCGGATCGAGTTTCCAATTCTCGTCTCCGAGAGCTTGGGCTATCTACATCCAATGGTCGAAGGTGGCTCGCACGGTGTTCTCTGCGAACCCGGACTGGCGCTTTGTGCCGGAGGACGGAAACCTGTACCTGTACATTCCAACAGAGGACGTAAAGGTTTCGTTCGTCGGGATGCTTAACGTAGACGCGGCTTTCGATGAGGAGGCCGACCCTGTTGACTCTCCAAACCCCCTAGACGACCAGGGATCACCCCTAAAGACGGAACGGCTTGACGCCGCTCTGGCAGGAATCAGGCCACAGCACGAGGTTTGGATTAGGAAGCTGTCCTTCGCCAAGGCGAAAGAGCAGCTAGGGTACATGAGGCGGAAGTACCAGGGCATTCCAGGGGCAGACAAGTCAACAATCAACATGGACGGGGACACCCTGGTCAGAGAGGGTACTGACCTGTGGGAAAAGACGCTACGCGACATGATCCGAAGCGTCCCCCTTATCACTCCCTCGTTGGGGTAACCGTTATGCACACGGGCAGGACAGATTCGGCAATCAATAACTTGGCGGCTGCTATGGGCTTCCTGGACACTACCATTATGAAGCTGAGGGCCGCTTACAGCGACCTCCACGGGCTCCCCGATCCGGTGGATTGGCCTGTTGTGAGCGGAGTACGGGAAGATGTCGAGGCTTTGGAGATTGAGTTGGAGAGGGTCATTGACCGGCTGGCACGATCAGCCCGTGATTTAGAGGGGGTGTAGTGCCACTCTTCGTCCCGAAGCGAGATATGCAGTTTGTCCGCAACAACCATGCGGAGCTACATCGTCTCGCTTTCGCACCGATCCGGCTGCACAAGAGGAACCGTGCGGTAGGAAGCTACGATCCTCTCTACAAAGAGGAGAGGGTAGAGGACTACCTATCGGGTGAGGTCTACGACATCCCGGCCTTCGTTCGCATCCAGCCCCAACAGGCGGAGCTAACGAGGTTCGGTATAGCAGAGAAGCGGGACATTCGGGTGCAGTTTTCCACAGAGGTGCTACAGGACGGCTTCCTACCTCCAGGGGAGCCCAAGGCAACCCCATTCCCGTGGCCGGAGGTGGGGGACTTCGTACTCTTGCAGGGTGAGCTTTATGTCCTAACGGACATACGGCCAATGGACTACTTCGGGAACGCCTCAGACACCCCTATGACCCTAGAGGCGGCTGGCCTGAAGGTCAAGCCCCTATCGAACCCTGGGAAGCCACCCGAAGTGAAGGCATCGGACTCCGCCATGCCGACAAAATCGGTGTACAGGGACATTTATGGCGAATGACGCTGCCACCATGCCAGCCGCTCTGGCCGAGATGGCTTCCGTTCTTCGGGACAAAGCCCAAGAGGTGGGGCGTAAGACCGCCCTAAAGGTTGCTGGGAGGGCAGCAGGGCGTGTTAGAGACCAAATTCTCCGTCAGGTAGGGGTAGCTGAGTGGCCTCCCCTTTCCCCGCCCTATAAGGCCCGTAAAGCGGCCCTTGGGCTAGACGAGAGGATTCTTCGGGCAACGGGTGAGTATGCCGCTTCCATCGTGCCTAGAGTAGACGAGGAAAACAGGCAGTACGTTGTGGCACCGGCAGACAGGCCCCACAGGGACCAAAGGTTGAGCAAGTCAGATGCAACCCTGTCTCAGATTGGGGAGTGGTTAGAGTACGGGACGGTCAACGCGGACGGTACGGTGAGGATGCCAGCTAGGCCCCATTGGAGGCCCGTGATAACGGACATGGTAGAGAATATGGAGGCCCACAAAAAAGAGTTTGCCGCTCAGTATTGGGAGGGGATCGTTCCCCTACTCGTAGAGAGGCTAGAGGCTCTGGGCGTGGAGGTAACCCTACCAGCATGAACCCAAACGCTCTGGCACCCGAGAGGTACTTAGGCTCCGTAGGGGTGGGGCAGGAATGGCTCCCCGATGAGGACTTGCTTGCCACCTACGATTCTGTTATGCTTGACGTTCTTTCGATCCCCCTCAATACAGGGGGTCGGGTGTACTCACCACAGGAGCTAGAGCTACTGCCTTTGGACACTCTGAGAGAGATTTTAGACTCCAGGGGTCGGGATTCCAAGTCTCCCCACAGGGGGCAGCTAATCCAGAACGTCCTAAACACACAGCGGGTGCCTATCGTGTTTGCCACCCCGGCGAACGCTTGGGCCTTCCCCGAGTACATGACGGGTAACGTAGAAGAGGCACCTGACTACGCAGCTACCCGGAACGTCCACTACCCGGTTGCTGCCCTTCAGAGGTTCGCACCGCAGCAGGACCAACGTAGGTTCTCCCGCCCCCTCCGAAGGAAGCTCGCATGGTCGGGGGACGGGAACGCCGTCATGCAGGGGCTCCAGCCTGTTCCTGTAACGATTCAGTACCAGCTTGACTTGCTGACCCTCACCATGAGGGATACCAACGCGGCCCTCCTCCACTATTCCCGGACGTTCTTGGACAAGGTTCCCGTTCCTGTCAAAGTCAACCACGGGGAGCCGTGGGGGTACCTACCCATATTCATTGTTTTGGATTCTGTTAGGGAAACGTCACAGATAGAGGGTGCATCCGACCGTGCCGAGAAGATCCTCCGCACCGTCTACACCTTCACGATTCAGGGGCAGATCCCGTCGTCTACGAAAGCTACCAGGACGGTTCGTGAGGTGAACTACCAGTTTGCCGATGAAACGGTACCTGACAACGTGAAATCGCTAGAGGAGGTCTCCTATCCGGGAGGCAGGTAGCACTAGGAAAACCTAGACCTTTCTCATACCCGCTGCGACGAGTGGCGGGTATTGCATGAAGGACAAGAGGAGCTTAAACTATGGCAAGCCAGAAAGTGCGGAACAAGACGGGTCAGGTTATCCCTGTCCTGTATGCAACCGAGTCAGGGCAAGCTACTGTCTTGATGACTGCCCGTAGAGCGGTGGTCATGGACGACACGCGGCTGACTCAGGACATACTTGACAAGGAATCGTTCGGCGTCTTTGAAATCGCGGTGACAACCGATCCGGTCACAGCCGGTTTTGACGCTCTAAGCTAAGGTAGAGAGGAGAGCCCATGAACTTCGTTTCCCCAGGCGTATATTTTAGGGAAGTTGACCTATCCCTCTACTTGCCTAACCTATCATCCACGATTCTCGGGATGGTTGGTACGGCGACAAGAGGACCCGTCAACACCCCAACCTACATTTCCAACGTGGCGGCGTTTACCAACGTATTCGGTAACCCCCACCCGAACCACCTTGCTACCTACTCCGCGCTAGAGTACCTACGCTACGGTAGGCAGCTATGGTTCGTTCGCGTAAACAGTTCCTCTTCCGCCAAGGCCCAATGCCAGACCCTAAAAGGTACGGCGACACAGGCCAAGATCGTGGCAAGCCAGACAGGCCCGTTCACGTTCTTCCCGTCCTACGGTGCCGGGTTCCTCGGCACGAACGACGATGCCACGGTAGACGTTACCTCTGGCGACAACAAGCTGTACCTGTCAATCAACGGTGCCGCTCCCGTGACGATTACTTTGACTCCTGGAGTCGGGGTAGCCAAGGCTGCGATCATCGGTGAGATTGACGCGGCACTTTCTGGTCTAGGTGCGTCTGCCATCGCCGGAGACACCTTCCGAGACGGGACAGGGCTTGCAACGCAGGTAGCGATCCAGGTTGACGGTGTGGGATCGTCCACGAGGCTTGACCTTGTGGCGGGTGCTAATAGTGCGTATGCTCTACTTGGGTTCACAGCCGGAACGTACTACGGTGCTAACGGCATCAGCACGATGGAAGTCACTTCGTACCGCAAGTCCACAGCAACCACGGCCACGGCTACGGTTGACTTCTCGTGGGATGCGGCACAGTCCCTTGATAACGTGGTGACGACTATCGAGGCGGCTCTCAATGCCGTGCCGGTACCGATCACAGCGTCGGTTGTAGGTGGGAGGCTCCAGCTAACCCACGACAGCTACGGAGAGGATTACGAGATTATGGTCTCCCTCCCGTCCGCTGCCCTACCGACGGACGTAGGTGCATTCACTCTGCTAGGCATTACCCCCGATGTTTGGGTTTCTGGCCGTGGCGCTCTTCCGAACGTCGAGACCATGAAGCTCTTCGCTCACAACGAGGGGACATGGGGCAACAACCTAGCCGTTGTGGTAGGCCCTGGTTCGGCAACGGACACTTTCAAGATCACGGTGCAGTTCTCGGGTGCCGTGGTCGAGGTGTGGGACAACCTAGTCTCTTCCCCTGAGCTAGAGGACGCAGAGGTTGGCTCGCGGTTCTTCGTGGATGCCATTACCGACGTATCCAGCTATCTTCTGGCAGAGGACGTTGGCGGAGACATGGGATTCCCTGTCTACGGTACCTACACCTTCTCCGGTGGACTTGACGGGCTAGACGCCGTTTCCGATGACGACTTCATTGGGGCGGTCTCCGGTTCTACCAGGACGGGGCTACAATGCTTCGGTAACCCGGAAGAGATCGACGTAAACCTCATTGCGATCCCTGGCATCCACTCCCCGAACGTCATCAATGAAATGCTCTCCCTCTGCATCACTCGTGGGGATTGCATGGCAATCATTGACCCACCGCTCGGCCTGAGTGTGCAGCAGGTAACGGATTGGCACAACGGAGCCAACGCATACGCTGACCACCAAGCGTTCAACTCTTCCTACGGTGCCCTCTACTGGCCGTGGTGCAAGGTGTACGACGCGGTAAACGATACGCACGTTTGGACGCCTCCATCGGGCCACCTTGCAGCGATCTACGCCTACACGGACAACAACACGGAGCTTTGGTACGCTCCCGCCGGTTACACCCGTGGTAGGATCATCGTAGCGAAAGAGCTAGAGCATTCTCCTGACCTTGGGGAGCGCGACCTTCTCTACGGGAACATGAATGCGGTCAACCCCATCGTGAAGTTCCAGAAGGACGGTATCGTGGTTTGGGGCCAGAGGACGCTACAGCGTAAGCCGACGGCTCTGGATCGTGTCAACGTGCGTAGGCTGATTCTGTACCTCCGCAAAGTCCTCGCTTCGAGCATCCGCTACTTCGTGTTCGAGCCGAACGACCCGATTACTTGGCTACAGTTCACGGGTGTCGTGGAGCCCTACCTACAGACGATCAAGGATCGTCGTGGACTCTACGACTTCCGAGTCGTGTGCGACGAGACGACAAACACGCCGGAGCTTATTGACCGGGGTGTTATGGCCGCTCGCGTGTACCTGAAGCCGACGAAGGCAGCAGAGGTCATTCAGGTTGACCTCGTGCTGACACCGACTGGCGCGTCGTTTGACGAGGCGGTCTACTAAGTGGTGAGGGGGGAGGTTGGACAGGGGATTCCCGGTCGCCTCCCCCCCTATCCCCCTCTTTGAAAACTACCCTATGATCGTCACAGGCACCCGATCCTCCGAAATCCTAAGCATGATTCTGGATTCCGGGGTCGCGTCTGACCTAGTTCATGCCCTCTACGAGGACGATCCGCTTGACGCGATTGCCACCGCTCTTGACTTGGATACTGTCAGGGTGGAGGATGTCCAAGCGGTGAGACAAGAGGTAGCTAGGCGGTCACAAGAGCTTCTACGGCGGGTGTACGGGGAAGAGGTAACAGCTTACCGTGGCCTAACAGGGAGTGAGGGGTTCACGAATACTGTGAGTCTCACTTTAGATCGTGGGGTTGCACGGCGAGCGAGCAGGGGCGGGTTGTGGCAGCTTCGCATCCCGGTTTCCGAAATCCTCTCCTACAGCGAGGCTTTAGGTAAGGGGACGTTTGCCGAAGAGGAGATCATTGTGCCGTGGCCAGTAGCACAGGAAACCTCGGTTAGTGTGGAAGAGAGCGCATCCATGAAAGTCAAGTGTCAGGAGTGTGGTAAGGTTTTCAAGTCGGGGAGCATGAGCCCCAAGTGCCCCAAGTGCGGCAGCTACGACGTTGATCTTGCTGAATCCAAGAGGGTTTCCGAAAGTCTGGCTTCCAATTCTGGTTGGTCAGAGCTAGGGGGGTCCACCCTAGAGGCGAGAGAATACTCCGGGTTCACTCCCGTAGACCCAGACGTTGCTTGCATCTCTTGTGGTACACCTTGGGAAGCCGCAGGGCAGAAGTTCTACGTTCTCACAGGGGAAATCCCGAACACCTATGAATACGGCCCGGTGTGCTTCTCCTGTAAAGAAGATACTCCTCCGCCCTACGAGCGTGGTGAGGAGTATGATCCCGACACAAACTTGGATCGGGACTTTGAGAACCGGAGTGCTTGGATGGGGTACGAATCCGTCACCGAAGGAAACCATCGCCGTTGTGAGGGCTGTAACCGATTCATGCAGGTAACTGAGTACGCAGACGGCATCACGAATCGCTGTTCAAGGTGCCAAGAGAAGGCACTTTCAAAAATGGAGTCAACCCGAGTGTACAGAGAGGAATCATCCGACTCCTTCTTAGATTCCATAGCCGCCGAAGTCCGTCACACGCTCGCTTCGATTGACCCAAACATAGAGGTTAAAATCAGGATGTGGGATGGGGATTTGGTACTTTCGGTACTTCCACCGGAAGGCAGTTACACCGATAACGCTTCCCGTATGCGTATCGCGGACGTTGTAATCGGTGAGATAAAACGTCTTGGGTTGATTCTGTTCGGTTCCGATAGGGAGTCACTTAACTTCTGTACTAGTGGTTATGTACGGGAGTCAACAAATTCAGGAAAGTCCTTTAGCACTAAAAGAGGAGCAACCGCTATGAAGCTGACAGTTAGAGACCTAATCGAGCAGGTAGCACGGGGCAAGAACGCGCAAGCCGCAGTCGCCGCCTACCTAAACAGTCTGCGGGAAGAGGAGGTTATTCCTGCCTCGGCGGATGCTTCCTTCCCGACCACAGGAACCAAGTCCAAGGGTGAAGAGGGTGAGGCAGAGGACACCGCTTTCACGACTCCTGACCCGACCGTAGCTGGCGATGAGCCGGGTGACGCCGAGAAGAAGGCGAAGTCCGCTCCTACCGACGGTGGCAACCTCTCGTTTGCTGAGAAGTACCGCAAGCAAGCCAAGTCCGTTCTCGACAAGTTCCTGAAGGAAGAGGACGAAGAGGGTGACGAAGAGCTAGAGGAAGAGGACGACGAGGATAAGGGTGACGACAAGCCCGACTTCCTAAAGAAGAAGGACAAGGAAGAGTCCCGCCGTCGTAGGCTAGCACGTAAGATCCGCGAGCAGGATGACGACGAAGATGACGAGCTAGAGGAAGAGGACGACGAAGAGGGTGAGGACAAGAAGGAAGAGTCCCGTCTCCGTGCCAAGGCTCGAAAACTTCGTGAAGAGGACGACGAAGATGACGAAGAGCTAGAGGAAGAGGACGACGAGGAAATCGAGGAGGAAGATGACGACGAAGAGGACAAGGACAAGAAGGAAGAGTCCCGTCGTCGCCTCCGCCGTCGCATGGAAGCTCTCCGCCGGAAGTCCCGCAAGATCCGTGAGCAGGACGACGAAGAGGACGAGCTAGAGGAAGAGGACGACGAGGAAATCGAGGAGGAAGAGGACGAGAAGAAAGACCTCCGAGACAAGTCAGGCGAGGCTAAGGAGGCCCGCCGCCGTCGCCCTTTCGCCGTTAAGGAAAAGGTAGACGCGAAGGATACAGCCGATCCGCAGTATCAGATTGGAGAGGACGTAACCTACTTCGGCTCTGAGGGTGCTTATGGTGACGGAAAGATCGTCCAGCAGTTCCCCCACGGTGACGGTTACCTGTACGCCGTAGCCTTCGGCAACGGTCAGTCTCTTGTCGTTCCCCACGAGGATCTAAAGCGCAAGGGTGGCCTCTTCGGAGAGTCCAAGAGAGTACGGGAGGGTGAGAAGCGCCACCCTTTCGCCGTGCGAAGCTGAGGGAGTGGGATAGCGAGGATGGTCTCTACAAGGCTACGCTACCCAGCGGTTCCGAAGTAGCCCTGGGGGACACTATAACTATTTCGCACCCTGATACGGGCGAAGTGTTTATCGGAACCCTGTTCTACATTAACGATTCGGGAACTCGTGTGAGCGTAGAAACCAACATTGGCCGTGTTATCGGTGGGGTTCCTGTTGAAAACGTGATCGAGGAATCCAAGCGTTCCCGGAAGCGTGTCGTTAAGGAAGGCTTCATGGAGCCTGAGATTTACTACGGCACAGCCTACGAAGTGGACACCACTCACGGTACAGAGATCATCCCTGTGGACGTAGTAGGGGCTGTCACCGACATTCAGCAGCTTCGTGACTACTGCGAGGGTGACCCCCTATCGTTCCGAGAGGTGACAGGCTGGATTGGTAGGTATCAGGCCCCAGGTTACCTTGACTCCATACCTTGGGCGATCTACGACTCAGCGGAAGAGGCTCAGGCCGACCTAGCGGATATGTACGGCGACGAAGAGGACTTTGACGAGTCCCGGAAGAGGAAGTGACTATGTCCCCGAGAGAGAACGTAAGAGATTCATTCTTCGCTACGACTGCCGCCATCTCGAAAGGGAAAACGGACAGTAGTGGGCGAGTCGAGGGTTACCCCATCCGTGGTCGTTTGGGCGTCATGTACGAGCCATCAAAGCCGGTGGCACGGGAGTTCGTATCCCCGTCACAGCGGAAAGTCCTTTCCGAGAATGACGAGTCCAATCGGCGCAAGCCGTCTCAGCGTAGAAGGTTGCGGGAAGAGCCCTCGGACATTGTTCCCGAGTCAGTCTACGACTTTGGGCGGCACCTCAGAGACTACGGGGTTTGGGATCTAGCCTACTGGGAGGACTTTTGCCTCCAGGTACAGATAACCGCTGGGGTTCTTCCGTACAAAGACGAGGCTATGTTTGTCCCAATGCCGAGAGATGCCGGTGCGTACTGGTGCGGCTTCTTCTCTGTATCCCTTGGGGGGGACGAGAGCCTAGCAGAGGAGATGTTCAACGGGTTTTTCGGCAGGGTGCTGACAGGAGAACTCTACAACTCCATGCAGCAGGGTATCTCTTCTAACAGGTTCAACGAGGCCAAAAAGCCAAAGCGTAGAGGGTTGCGGGCGGTTACGGAGTCGGGCATGGAGGCTTCTGCGTGGGCGGACTTGGTAACGGGTAGCGGACAATCCACCATCTTCGACTATATCCCGGTTGGGGGTAGGTTTAAGTTTAGGGAAACCGACTCCGTAACATTTACCAAACAGAGCAACGGCGGCTGGTACACAGACGACGTAACTGGGGCACGCTATAAGACGGGGAAGAACACGGCTTGCATCCAATTGGAGTCCAAAAAGTCTAAGCGCAATCTGAAAGAGTACGAGTACGAGTCTGAGCCTTTTGACGGGCAGCATGAGGTTTGTGCGCTGTGCGGGCAGGACATAGAGTACGATGAGGATGGAGACGTTTGGCGAGACCGTGGCAGCAGCACAAACTGTGGTGTCTACATGGGCACAGACGAGTACGGTGAGAGGAACTGGGTACATCCGCCTCCCGGCACAGAGCATTCCCCCTACGATGACTACTTGGAGTCCAAAAAGTCTAAGCGCAGCCTGAAAGAAACGGGAGAGTGGTCGGGTGACGAGGAAGATCGTGCCTGGATGGATGCCCTGCAAGCGGCTGTGCTTGGTATCTCTGCGGAAGTTCCTGAGTTCCAATTCCTATCTGTCCACGGGTTTGATAAGTACCAAGGCCCTTACGCACGAGTGAGTTGGCGAGGGGCAACCTACAATGTTTGGACGCTTGGGGACTATGACGGGGACGATAGGTTGTGGATAGAGGACTTCCCCGTTGACAACACTTCCTACGGTGGCAACCTACCTGGGTTCTCAGGAACTTGGGACGAGATTGCGGATATGCTACTGTCTCTCTCGGAGTCCAAGAAGAGGAAGAGGAAGTAACATGGCTCTCAGAGAGGATACCTCCATTTCGAGCGTCGGAGTAGGGGGGAAGGCTAGCACGTTTAAGACGGCCTTCCCCGACTTCGACATCCTTTGGTTCGAGAATCCAGAGGATCACGAAGAGGACTTTCGCCGTTGGGCTGAATCCGTTGGAATCGTCGGGCAGGATGCAGAAAACATTCTTGCCCTTGTGAGGCAAGTGTCGGGGAGCGAGCGATGAGACCACTAGGTAAGCTACGAGAAGATTTCGTTTCCGCTGTGCAGAATCAGCGAGGGACGTTGTTAGAGGAAGTGGGCTGGGACTACGAGTACACGAAGGAATGCCCAAACTGTGGCTTACCCGCCGACTTTACTGACTTGGGTACGAAGGTTCCGTGGGGCACCGGAACACTTTGACCGGGTTATCTTTCAACGTACTTACAACCCCACTATCTTCATCTGTAACAAGTGCGGTGCGAAGAGGTACCTAACGGGTTGGACCGCAGAGGGTGTTCCGATCTACTACTGGCCCCCCGTTGACGAGTCCGCCAAGCCCAAGGGCAAGAAGATGCTGAGAGAAGAGCTAGTGCAGGGGTCTCGGGTTCCCGTGCATATTGGCCCAGAGGCTACGATGGTGGATTACCTTGGGGCTTTCATAAACACGAACTACGAACCGTCCACTGCTGCCTACGAGGCGTTGAAAATCCACGACCCGGATAGCCTCCTGTACACCGTGGAAGATGCACTAAAGGTCTACCCGTCTGAGTCCCCTTGGCTGCACGCTTTTGCCGACGAGGTGGCGCACAGGGCACTCCGTATGGAATCCAAGTCTCGTAAGCCCAAGCGCAAGCTACGGGAAGGCATGTACGAGAGTCTGGAGAATGGCAGGGTAGTGGCGAAGTGGGAGTCTAAGACAGGCAAGCATTGGGTAGTTCTGTACCGGGATGACTACGGGTACGGGTACACAAGCCCCGATGCTGGAGGGTTTCTTGGCCAACTGCCGTCCGACGAGGATGCCATCGCGCAGATGGAGGCAAAGATCGAGACGGGGTACTTCTTACCGGACTCAGCGAAAACTCCCATGCGCCGGGTGGAGTCCAAGCGCCCCAAGGCCCGTAGCCTGAAAGAGTCAGGTCCGTGGTGGGAGTACGAGGATGCCAGGGGTGTAACGGTCAGGGGCAAAGTAGAAAACTTCGTTGACTTCGGCGGTACGGACCAGACGTACTATATGCGGCGTGAAGATGGGACACTCGACCTTTTGTCCGGGAGCAGACTAAAGGCAGCTAGGGTTATTTACGACGAGTCACGACGCTCGCGGTAACTACACCGGGTTGAAGGCTTTACTGTAACACCGCCTCACAAAGAGGCTTTGGAATAGGAGAACAGAATGGCAATCACAGCACAGCATCTTGCCCCACAAGGGGGAGGGTTCGAGCCTCAGAGAGCGTTTGACTTTGAGGTAGTCCTCGTCGGCGTTCCGAATGCAGAGAACGTCCGTCTCGCAGTCGAGCAGATGTTCGTCCCGTCCATGCAGAACAACACGATCAACATTGCTTACATGGGCGAGGATCGGAAGGTCGCTGGTAGGGCATCCGCTCAGGGTGGTTCTCTCGTGGTCAAGGACTTCGTAGACGAGGGTATCGCACAGGCGTTAGAGTCGTGGCGCAAGCTCGTGTACAACGCAGAGACAGGAGCAATCGGTTGGGCAAGGGACTACAAGAAGCAAGCGTTCCTCCGCCTACTGGCACCCGACGGAACCTCACCCAGGACGTACAAGCTAGAGGGTGTGTGGCCGTCTAACCTGACAGCCTCTAACCTGTCCTACTCGCAGTCCGGCGTAGTGCAGCTTACCCTAGCCCTCGTATTCGACCGCTACTTCTTCCAGGGCTAAGTAGCAAGAGGGGGGCGAAAGCCCCCCTTCCCTCCCCCCTTGACTTTCCTTACATTTCGTGATAGCTTGTATCGACAGGAGGTGCGTATGCCCCTCGATTGGTTGCCTGTATCTGCCGACCTAGCAGAGAACGCCCTTTCTACGATTTTCGCTGGAGACTTCCTCACGCTGCCCGCTATCGACTTGGCGGAGGCTATGGGGGTTCCCGGTGGTTTCCTTTCGTACACCCCACCTGAGCCTCACCCGGAGGGATTCGTGGTGGACGCGATCCTCACCGACGAGGAGGGTGTCGAGTTGCAGCGCAAAGCATTCCTAATCAGACTCATCGTATCGGAGATTTAGCATGGCCGTCGAGAGAATCGCAACCCCGTTCACCCTCCCCTCACAGGGGCTCTTCTATGAGGGGCTTCCCGGTGGTGAGGTGGAGCTATACCCCATCCGAGTTAGGGAAGAGAAGGTTCTTTCTGGCATGGCACAGGAGTCGTTCTCCAAGGCGATCAACACGCTCCTACGCTCGTGCCTGAAAACGGACTTCGACCCGTCCAAGATGATCCTAGAGGACAGGTTCTACCTCCTCCTGGTTCTCAGGGTTCTGAGCTATGGGGAGTTGTACAGGTTCCCGATCAAGTGCGGATCTTGCTCTGTCAAGTTCCAGTACAAACTCGACCTAAACGCTCTGGAAACGAAGATGGCCAACCCGGAGTGGGCGGAGCCGTTTGCCACGACTCTCCCTGTGTCGGGGGACAAGGTGGAGTACCGACTCCTACGGGCCACAGACGAGGAAGAGATTTCCAAGCTCATTCGGTCATCCTACACGTCGCTGGGTACTCCACCGGAGGGTGACCAAGCCTACGTCTACCGTCTCGCTTTTCAGGTGGTCAGCGTCAACGGGAAACCCCTTGGGTTGCAGGAAAAGCTCCTATGGCTAGACGACCTCATTGGTCGGGATAGCGCCAAGCTCCAGTCAGAGATGGATTCCAAGTCCTTTGGGGTGGACTCCACCGTCGAGACAAAGTGTCCCGCGTGTGGCAACGAAATCGTTATGGCGATGCCGTGGTCGATGGAGTTTTTTCGTCCAAGGGAGGTTTGAGGAGCCCTATCATTTCTTCCTCCCCGGCCCTGAGATTCAGCACGACCTCATTGAGGCGCAGTTCGCGTGCGCCTACACGAAGTTTCTCGCCTTCGACGTATCCGATTCGATGCCGTTGGCTGAGTTCTTCTGGCTCTACAGGCGGTTCTTGGATCAAAAGAAGAAAGAGCAGCAAGAGCAGGACATGGGGGGCATGATGGAAATGCCCTCCAATCCTGCCCTTGCGGACTTCCTGAAGTCCGGTGGTCTGAGGCCCTAGTTAAGAGTCTCTTTCCACCGGGCTGCAAAGTCCTCTACTTCGGCCATGTACTTTTCCACGAGTGCATTCAGGGCAGAGAACAGAACGGGGTCAACGGTCATAATGCACCCCATCCGAACGTCCCCAACGTCTGTGCCAACATGGAACGAGTGGGTACCTAGAACCCCGTCTTTGTCGTTGCCAACAGCGGTCACAACCGCCTCGTAGACCCCCTCCAGCAGCTTCTCGGCAATCTCGATGCTCTCTTGTGGCATTTTCATTTTGTCTTGCTCCCTGAAAGCATCCAAACGAGGATGGCTACCCATACCCCGGCAATGAGGGTGCCCAAGGCTACCGGCCACCCCGCTTCTGCCCACAGAACCCCAAGGGTGACCACGTAGGGCCAACTCACTTCCACGGTCTCCCCTGTACCCTTCGCATTCGTCCGTAGCTTCATGTTCCCCTCTCCGCCCTCATATCGGGCCGCTGTGACACGATAAGAGACGAGGCAGGGGGTTGCCCTGCCTCTAGTCCGTTTGGCCCTCAGTCCTCGTTAGGTGGCTCGACTGATGCGCTCGGCTTCCTCGTTCCAGGCGACAATGTCCACACCCTTCAAGTCGTCTTTGTCAGATCCCCAGAATCCAACCTCGATCCCGAGTGGGTAGATTTCATACCATCCCCACGGTCTGCCGCTGCACTCGGGATGCCTGTTCGTGTGCGATTCCAGACGTAGCGCCCAGCGTTTTGCATAACGATTCACCTTTCGCAAGGCTTCCAGTTTCCCCAAGTATTCGGATGGTTCTTTCAGTTGATCTCTCATCTTTTCTCCTTCGCCACCTAACGCTCCGGTTCAGCGGCGGCGGAACGCCGTCCGCTGCAACCGATTGTTAGGTCTCAAAGTTTTCAAGGTTCAATACCAATAAGCACGAGTGGGACTGCTGGCACACCGCGCCCTTGACGAACTACGTTATAGAACTCGCCCTCATAGTAAGCGACACCGGAACTCATCTGGCTTTGAAGGGATTTCATTGGAAGAATTTCAATTCCTACGTCTATTCGATCACCAACATAGAACGCGAGATGTTTGACGAAAAGGTCATATGCGACAAAAGCATACTTTCCAAACTGAACCTCAACGGCCACCCGATCTTTGACAAAATCAGTCTGGTTATAGCTAAAAATAGGTGTTTCGCCAGCTGCCTCAATCTCCCGTTTTTGCTCTTCCGCAGGCATCGTAAGCGTTTTCCGAATCAACTTTTCGCTTTTGGTAACCCAATAGCTCACTCGGCTTTCGTCCCAAGATTGTTCCCGAAGCAGACGATTGAATTCAGAATTCATGTCGATGGGACTAAATAGAAGCTTGCCCTTCATCGTTTTTTCTTTGGATACTTTCGTTCGACATTTATTGGCATCCACCGCAGCAATGACAGCTTGTATTTCTTTCCAAAGGTTTGGCTTGTGAACTAAAAGGAATTCAAGCCCGTTCAAATGGGAATATGTCTCAGAGATATTCATCAGTGTTCCTTTCCATACTTTGCTCTTTTTTCAAGTAACCTCATTTGCTTGGATTCCTTCTTATCCCAAGGAGCTATTGTAAGGCTGTTTCCGGCTTCCACAGGGTCATAAACTGGCCTGGCCATAGGCCGGGTTCGCAATGTGCCGTCCATTTCCTGCTGGATTCTCTGTCGTGCAAGCTCTACATACTTCGCTACAGTCTCGGCCCCAACACCCCGGCGTCCATGACGGATAGCGGCGATAATCGACGTGCCCGTTCCAAGGAAAGGATCTAGCACCCAATCCCCTTCATTGGTGAGGGAAAGCACCAATCGCTCAATCAGCTCAACGGGGAACTGACACGGGTGTTCGGTCTTTTCGACATGATTGCTTTTTACGTTCGGAATTACCCACAGGTCTCCGGGATTCTTGCCAAGTGGGTTGCACGAATACTGGCCGGCTTTCGGGCCTTTGAAATACTTTTTCCCGGGGTATTTCTGTGGGATGCGCACTGGGTCGAGATTGAAGACGTACTCATCCGACTTTGTGAACCAGATTATTGTTTCGTAGCGGCCAGAAAATCGGCGGCTACAGTGTAGTCCATGCTCAAAGTGCCAGATGATGCGATTCCGCATCCGAAGACCAAAGTCTGCGAAAATGGGATATAACACGGTGTCCAAAGGTATGATGGCTCCCCTGTCAACGTAGTTGCCGACCTGCCAACAAATGCTGCCCTTGGGGGACAAGGCACGGACACACTCGGCGATGACCTGGGCTTGCTGTTGTAAGTACACATCGAGATGAAGTTTCTTCTCGTATTCTTTGCCGATGTTGTAAGGGGGTGAAGTGACAACAAGTTGGAGTGTCTCATCCGGTATTGATTTTAAGAGGTCGAGGCAATCGCCGGGGTACACGACAATAGATTCCGATTGGTTGAACACATCGGCGACCGTGTGATTCTGATTGAACAATGTCTGCGTCTTTCTTTTCATGCTTCCTCCTTCAGTTTTATGAGACCTAACCACTCGTTGCAGCGGACGCTATCGCGCCGCTGAACTCGGATCGTTAGGGAGCATGACCGTGGCAGACGGCTCCCCGTTGAACGTGCCGCCGAAAACGATCTTGGCGGTGACCACTCTCTGCCGACCCCGGCCAGGACGGGGGACACGGGAGAACTTGAAGTATCCGTATCCCCGCTCGACGTTGGCACGGCTGCTGGCGAACTTGGACATCCAGACGACATCCCACAGGCGACCCCGAACGGACTGACCGGCCCCACCCTTGGCCTTCTCGTCTTGCGGGGTCCACTCCGCGAAATCCTCCCACGCTGCACGGGTCAGGAAGTAGCGGCAGGAGAACCCAGCCTCACGGGCCGTGTCGGTGACCTCCACGAGGGTTCCGTCTCTCAGGGCGTCCTCCTCCGTGTAGACGGAGATGGGTTCGCCCCAGAACTCTGTCAGGCTCAGGCTGTTGGCTTCCGTTGTCATTGTCTCGCCCTCCCTTCACCTGAGACACTACCATAACCTTTTCGTAGTGTCAACCCCCCCCGTCCCTCCGTAAGCTAGGCCCCTCCGCTTTCTGTTTGAGTGCGATCAACCGACCCCTAACACCCTCAAAGGGGGGGAACCGTAGGAAGCTAGGAGCAGAACCGTCGTCCTTCCCTGACAGGATATCCTCCACCCCCCGTATCGCCTCTTCGATACCGTACTCTTCACCCCGAGAGAAGCTGTGCGACTGAAACGGTGTCCTGTCAAGCTCAGGGCTCTCGCATTCGTCCCTCACGAGCCAACCGAGAGCAAAGGCGCTGTAGGCGTCCACAAACCGTCCTGGCACCCCTACGGTGGGGATGCAATCCAAATCCTTGAATCTGTCACGGAAGATTCGGAAAAGCTCTTTGGTATCTTCCTCCCCAACCTGTCTCATCCTTCCTCTCCGTCTAAAACCTCCATGAGGTAGGTTCTACCAACGCGGAAGTGGTTTCCATCAAACGCCCATGACTTGCTCCCGTCATCGAGGTTCGTCATCTGGAGGTGAGCCGTCGCATACGCCCATGCTTCGTCCACACAGTCAACGAGGATTTCCCAACTCCTATCCCCCATCCCCGGTAGGTACTGCAACTCTAGGGAAAGCTCGTTCTTCCCTCCAGGAGGGATGACGTTTAGGTTAGCTACTAGGATGGCCTCATCATCAATCCGGTGGCAGTTGCCCACAAACAGCGTGGCGACCGTCCCACCGAAACGTATACAGTCCAGGTACACGGCTGGGGTAGCGAAGGTGGTTACCCAAGGGGCCGTGTTCATAGCGGGGGTGAGGATTCCCTTGGCAGCGAGGGACAGTTGGGGGGTAATCGACAAAACGTCGGCTAGTTCGGCAACCGCCCGTACTGCAACCCCTACGTTTCTCATAGCTCGGAATCCCTCATGTAAGTTGGTACTGTTTCCGGTCCATCTGACTGCAACGCTCTCACCACTTCCGCTACGGTGTCCTTATCCAACCCGCTGAGGTCGGGGTCAGGGTACGTTGCCACCTGGAGTGGCCCGTCCTCTCTGTCCCTGTAGACGAAGTAGACGGCAGCTACCGCCCTCTGTAGCCTCTCTATTCGCTTCCCGTACATACCGCCTCCCTTCTCGACTTGACGGTACCGTCAAGTCAGACAGTTTAGTCAAGTCTCAGTCCCACCCGTTCCGCGTCTTGGTCACCTCGCTCACGACCCCCACCTCTTCTCCCGTGAGGCTCTTGAACCCCTCCCTGTCGAAAGCGAGACGCTTCTTCCTGTCGTCGTACATGAAGCACTTGGCGACGATGGTACGGAGGTAAGTCAGCTCGGCAGCGTCGGAAAGCTCCGACTCCCACCTCCCCGTGTCCTCCGCCCAAACCGCCCGACCCTCGCACAGGCCCTCGACCAGATCCTTGATCTTCACGAGCCCGACGTTACGGAACCCCTCCTGATACCGGAGGTACTTGATAGCCTCGATCTTCCCGCACTCCCGGAAGATTGCGAGAACCTTGTTTCTGAGGTTGTCTGTCTTGGCGATCATTCCGTTTCTCCTTCGGACTCCAGGTAGACCCCAGCGAGGTAAGCGCCCCTCCACTCGCAGAGGTGGTAAACCAACTCACACAGTTTGGGGAGCGCATCGGAACCGGACAGCCCATCCGGGGTACCAACCCGAACCTCACACCGCCACCCGAGCGTGCTTTCGAGGATGACGGTGGAAAAATCTTTCCCGGCGATCACAGCGGCTCTCGCTTTCTCCATCTCGACCATTTTGACCACGTTGTCTCCTCTCAGGACAGGTAGAGAACCTTGATTGGGGTGTCCACTTCCAAGCTCCGCTCCTGTGCCTCTCTCAGGACTTCCATCTTGATCCTCTTGGAGATCACGCTACGGGAAGAGCCCGGAGCAAAGCTGACGTACTTCGTTCTGTGAGGAGTACCCTTCTCTGAGAACTCCAGCCTCATGTACCCCTCTTTCTTGCAGACGTAGGCGGAAGCGAGCAGTCCCGTGTCCTCACTCATCCGAACATCTCCTCTTCCTTGCGGGCGTCGTACTCCGCGTCCGCCCAGTCCTCTTCGTCACGATCCATCTGGCGCTCCGCCTCTCCGATGGCCTCCCGCTCGTCGTCCTCGTCAAACTCGGGCCACTCGTGGGGCTCCAGCTTGGTCAGGTGCCCGCCCTCCCCGACCCGGTAGACGTTCAGGAACTCCAACTCTTCCTCGGCCTCGTAGCAGTCCTCGGGACGGCCAGAGTACCGACCCGGACGATAGCTGTAAGTGAACCCGACCAGGAACCGCTCAGACTCCCCTGTCTCTTCGTCCCACCGCGAGAACTCCCACTCGAACTCGGCCATGTCTCGTTCCTCCCTTCGATTACGAATCTAGCATAACCTTTACTGCCTGTCAACCCCTCTGGACGCATTCCAGCCGCAACCCCTCCCACTTGGCGGTGAACGAGGCCAACTCATAGGCGAAGTCAGGGTACTCATCCTCCCGAAGGTTCCGGGGAATCGTATGGGAGCTACCCCCATGCCACCCCCCGAACTCGTCGGAGTAGTGGAGGATGATGAGATAGGGAGTCACCTCCCACTTCACGAAGAGCTTGGTAGCCTGTCCCATGCTGTGCCTCCCTTCGGATGCCATCCTAACACAACCCAACCCCCCGTCTACTACCCAATCGGGTAGGTACCCACAACAAACGTAACGGAATACCAAAAACCCCACAAAGGCAAACCCCCCCTTTATGCGCCCCCTGTATCCTAGTGAAGGAATCGGGTACACACAGCGCCGTTCCCCCATTTTGTGCCCGGACCACAACCCTATGGCTAGAGCCCCACAAGCGACCACAGGAGCCTCCGTTATGGGGGCCGTTCGTTTTGCCGTCGGCTTCGATACCGAGCCTCTACTACAGTCCTTCTCTCAGGGGAGTGAGGGTGTCCTCTCCATGCTGGGGGCGTTCCAGAAGATCGCAGAGGGGCAGGTAGGTGCGGTAGACGCCCAACTCAAATCGACACTCGGGGATATCCACTCCGGCCTACAGTCCCTCGCTTCCATTCTGCATGAGAGAGGCGTCGAGTCCCTTGGGGTGCTAGACTCCCTGGCAGGGAGAGAGGCATTCGCCAAAGACTATGCCAAACGCATGGGGAGGGATATCACCCTCCTCTCCCAAGCGGAGATCAAAGACCTATACGAAGAGGCGAGGGCTCAGCAAGTCAAACTATCCAATAATTTGGAGCGGGTCACAAGTCAGGCCCGTGAGTTTGAGGACTCGTTCAAGCGGGCCGCTGTCTCTTCTCGTGAGATAGCGGACGACATGGACGGAACCTCCGAGAGGGGGGGTTTCGGGGGTCGCCGTGGGGGTTCGCATGGTAGGGGGGTTGGGGAAGAGTCACCTACAGACAAGCTGATTCGCGCAATCCAAGACCTCCCTGACAAGATCGTGAAGTCCTCTCCCTGGATGGCGGCTCTAGCGGCTGACCAGGACTACTACAAGGCCAAGCGGCTGAATGTAGAAGGGGGGATGAGCGAAGCGGAGGTGAAGAAGCTCGTTGGCCCCGTTGCACGCTCTCTCCAAGCGGAAAAAGGTTTTCTCTACGACAACGACCTGTACCAGCAGCTACTCCGAGACCTCGTAATCATCGGGGACAGGCGCAACCTAGCTGATATTGAGGCAGCGGGTAGGGTGGGGATGATGCTTCACACAGCCCTAGGGGTTGCGGCTCCAGAGGCTATCTCCACGCTCAATACGTTGAATCGTGACCTCAAAATCAGCTTCGACAAGGCTCCTGAGATGCTGGCTACGGCTCAGAAGCTCGCTCAGCAGACGACGAAATCCTCTGCCGAGATTATGAAGGGTATGGTAGAATCGGCTGACTACGTTCGCCGCCTGTCTCGGGAAGAACGGATGGGCACGATGCAGGAAATCGCTGCTACCGTCGCAGCCTTCGACCAAGCGGGGCAGAGCCTTCGCACCTCCGAAGTCACCGATATGCTAAAGAAGTTTTCTGCGGGTGCTTACGGTGGGCAGGATAGTGCCATAGCTACTGCCAAGATGGCATCCTTCCTGGGTATGTCCACCCAGGAGCTATCCATGATGGCTCGGCAGGGCAAGTCCTCTGAAATCTACGATAGGATCACTCAGGAAGTCCAGCAGAGGTTCCAGGGGGTGGAAAGAACCTCTGACCAGTTCCAGATGCTCCTCTACCAGATGCTCCCGCAACTGTCCGGGATGAAGTCAGACGACATCCTGAAGATGTTAGAGGTGGGGGAGACACAGAAGAAAGACGCGACGAAAACCGCCTCGCAGCTAAAGACGGAGACAGTCCTCACGGGGGCAGAACCAACAGAGCCTATCGAAGATGCCCTGACCACAAGCACGAAGCGGTGGGCCAATATGACGGGGGCCTTGTTCAGGGATATGGGAAGCACAATCCAACGGATTGTAGACGGGCCGCTCCAGAAGTTCTCTGACCTCTCTACCTCCCTGGCACAGCAATGGCTCAATGCTCCGCAGGGGGTGAGGGATACTGCCAACGTACTGAGCAGTATCGCCCTCATGTACTTCGGTAAGGACATCGGTAAGGCGGTCATGTGGCCCCTGAAAAAACTCTTTGCGGCGGGTGGTGTCCAAAAGGCGACTACTGCACTCGGGAAGCTCTTCGGGTTAGGTGCCACACCGGCAGCTACCACAACAGCGGCCACGACAGCACGGATGGCTAAGTCAACGGGCGACCTTTCCCGTAGCCTCATGGGTATGACACCGAAAATTGTAACCGCTAGCTCGAAGCTCTCTACTTTCGGACGTATCGTATCCGGTTTCCGGTGGGGCTCTCTCTTGACGGGCATGAAGTGGCTTGGTAAGGCGAGTGGTGTCGGTATCGTCATTGGGTTGATAGGGGAAGCCGTTATCGGATTCGGCAAGTCCCTGTGGGAAGCCGGTGGAAAAATGGACGGCTTCATTGGCCGGGCAAAGAGAGTCAAGAACGTCCTAGAGGGGTTGGGAGTCGCAATCTGGGAGAAGCTAGGTAAGGCGTTCAAGTGGGTAGTAGACGACTGGAAAAAGGGTCTAGCTGAGCTAAAGGGGCATTGGGAAACTTTCACGACATGGATAACCGGGGCGTTCGATAAGTACCTCGGACCTCTGTGGGAGAAAGTGTCGTCCCTGTACAAGATCGTCACGAAGCCGTTGAAGGGTGCAGCGGACTGGGTATCCGAGAGGGTAGTGGCCGGGTTTGATGCGACGATGGACTCCCTCTCTGGCTTTGAGAAAGTCGGTGCGGATCGGTCAGCAGCTAGGGCAGCGGCGAGGAACACTCCAGCAACCGTAGAGCAGGGTACTACCCCCCCTAACCTAGCTACGTCGCTAGGACGGCCAATGGGCGACCTATCCGGCATCCGGGGCGGTAAGTGGTGGGATACGATCCAACAGCACAGTCATATTGACCCCATGCTCGCTATGGCGATGATGCAGCAGGAATCAGGCGGAGACCCAAACGCAGTATCCGGTGCCGGGGCCAGGGGCCTATTCCAGATCATGCCAGGGACGGGGAAGGATCTAGGGCTCCACAAGGATCAAGACTTCTTTGACCCCGCCAAGTCCACAGAGGCCGGGACACGCTATTTTAAGCAACTTCTCCAACAGTTTGGATCGGTCGAGGTTGCTCTTGCGGCGTACAACGCTGGCCCGAACTCCAAGGCGGTGCGTAGATACGCACAGACGGGCGACCTTTCTGTCCTGCCGAAGGAAACGCAAGCCTATGTCCCCAAGATCATGGGTAGGTACGCGGATATCCAGGACAAGCTCGGGGGTGAGGGATTCGGGGCTGACCAGATCGCTTCTCTGAGAGAGACGACTTCCGGCCTAGAGCAGACAGAGGTTGTCGAGGCGGTACGATCTACGGGAGGGACACAAGCGAACCTGCTAGAGCAGATCCTAGCTGTCCTGACCACTACCGTCGCTGCAAACCCTGTAAGTAACACTTTCCAGCGGTCAGCTTTCGCAGAGGCGACCGATTCGATAGCGGCATTCGGGAGGTAACCTGTGTCATTCGCTGCAAGGGCCGTTCGTCGGCATATTTGGGTTAAGGATATCGAGACGGGCGATAAGATGGAAGCCCACGCCATTATGGCTAACTATACGGACTCCAAGACTCCGACTTGGACGCCTACGAACATCATTGGCCGAAGCTCTCCGATCTACGGGTACAGTTACTCGGGTAGCAGGACGTTGAACTACACCTTCAACTTCCACACTTCCGTCGAGCAAGAGGACGACACGACCCCGGAGGACGTAAAGAAGGCGTGTGACTTCTTTCTTTCCCTAGCCTACCCTGACTACAGCGGCGGAGCTATCAAGCCTCCCCACCGTGTTCTCGTGCATATCGGGAATCAGGTATCGTTCACCGCCATTGTCGGATCGGTTTCTGTGACATACTCTGACCCCTACGACGTTCACACCGGGTTGGCCTACAATGCCAAGGTGACCGTTTCATTCAGCGAAGTAGACGACATCCCGAAGGGCTATGAGGAGGTTCGCATGGGCATGACACAGGCAGGGCTAGCATGACAGACGAACTAATCCCGACGAAGAAGCTGTACCCCGACGGAACCTCCCGATTCAGGAGGTGGCCTATCCTGTTTGATGACGACCAGGAGTTCTTCGCCACCTACTACTCTCACGAGTACCCCTACTCCGCTGAGGACAAGTACCACGAGGTAGGGTCGGGGGAAGAGGGTCGGCTTGACCTGATAGCCCACGAGTATTACGGCTCCGCCCTCCTGTGGTGGGTAGTGGCAGAGGCGAACGAGATTTTCCACCCCTTCAAGGACGTAGTATCCGGCAAGGTGCTGAGGATACCGTCCACGAACTACGTCTTTGGGACGAGGCTCGCCTAAACCCGAAGCGCCCCCACAACTTGACTTTTACGATACCACATGATAGGCTTCATGCCGTCGTGGAGGTAGTCGTATGCAGAAGATTCCCTACCTGTGCCCCTGTTGCGCGGAAGAGTCAGACGGCCCCGCAATCCAAGTCCTCTATCCCTGTGTCTACCCCTGGGCGTGCGCCAAGTGTGGGGAGGAGTACCACGTAATCATCGAGTTCAGGAAAAAAGTGGGGCCGATCTACGCCGGGTACGGTGGTACCACCTACGTCTACGACTCGGTTCTACGGCCAGCCGCCAAGGACTCCGCCTTGCCCCCCACGGAGGGTGACAAGGGATGACACTACCCCGAGAGAGGAAGCGGGCGATTAGCCTCTTAGGAGAGGCAGCATTCCGAATCTTCCATGCGACAGCACGAGCTAGGCTCCACCCGAAAACAAAATTTGTCAAGGTGCCCATCGAGCTACTTGACAACCTCTTCCTCGCCCTGAGACACTACCCAATGGACTGCGAGGTCGAAATGTTCTGGAGGGAAGGCGATGGCGAAGCGAGAGACGGGTAGACGGTCGGAGGAGTGCAACGGTTTCGTGAACTTCCCTGTTCACGATCCCCGCTACGAGAACTCCCGAGAGGGGGGGTGTTTGTCATGGCCGTCGTTCTGGAGGATGAGGACTTCGACAAGCGTTGGCCCATTTGCTTTGGCGGGTACAGCTACTTCCCGATGGCCGAATCCCTGATTGACGACAGCGAGAACCCCAGGCCGAAGCCGACGGAACCCCCGACCAGCCTAGAGGACATGGACAGGGAAAGGGAGGCTCACGATGCCTGGGAGGGGCAGCTTTTCCCCTTCATGCGGAACACAAGCCCCAAGATCGCTTGCTCCCTGGAGAGGTACATTTCCGTTCCTCTGTTGGCCTCTGTCCTCTTGGGATCAACCGGGTGGTCGGGGTGGGACACAGAAGCGGGAGAATACTGGAAAGCGACACGAGACAGTTTGACTCAGGAGGGGCTTGGCATTGTGACCGCCCTGGAGGCTCTGTACGGGAAGAAGGTTCACCTCCTAACGTGGTTGGACACCTAATGAGAAAGCCCTACTACGTGCCTATGGCGATCCACAAGTGGGAGGAGTTTTTTACCTCCCTTCTCCCCCTCCCTGTGCGAGGTCCGGGTGTGGGAGCGTTGCTCGTGTACGAAACGAGGGAAGAGGCTGAGGCCGAATTCCCAGATCACGGAATCCTGGTAATAGAACAGGAAACCCCAGACGAGGAGACAAAAAATGGCTAAGGTGAGCAAGACGTACAAGCTAGAGCTTTCCGACACGCTTGATCCGATTTCCGTGTATGCACACCCCGAAGCGGACAGCCTCATAAACCTAGAGCAGGGAGGAGAGGTTATCAGTATCTCTCTCGCTGACCTAACTGACTTGCAGCGGGCTCTTACCTACGTAGCTCGTGACATGAAGCGTGGGGCAGACGAGTCGTAAGCTGTGGGGGGTTGACACTACGAAAAGGTTATGGTAGTGTCTCAGGTGAAGGGAGGGACAAACCATGAACGACAAAGACGAAATCATCTTTGAACTCTTCACCGCCTTGGGTCTTGCTACTTCGGCACTCGCCACCGTGAGGACCGCTCTGAAGCGTGGCACCGACCCTGCCACCGTGGCAGACGTGGCAGACGAGTGGTTCCGTGAGGCGCGTGGTGTGATGCGCCGTCACGAGGCTGCTGTGATTGGGGGCAACCCATGAGCGGCGGAACCTTCGACTACCTACAGTACCGGATTAGCGACGCGGCAGACACCCTCCACGAGGAGGCGGGTAAGTACTCTGCCGAGTTCCCGGAGGAATACAACCCCAAGGTTGTGGAAAGGCTCCACCTCGTTGCAACCGTCGTGAGCCTAGCCTCTGAGTTGCTTCACGACGCGGATTGGTTCCTGGCAGGGGACACGGGCAAAGAGGATATGCTAATCGACACCGATGCTACCTTGGCCAACCTGAGAACGATCCTGGAGGCCCACGGTGAGTAGACCCTCTGCCAGATACCTGGAGGACAGGGTTCGCCTCTTGGAGGAGGAGTTGGAGGCCGTGACGGAGGAGAACCGAATCCTCCGAGAGAGAATCCAATTCCTTGGATACCATGAGGAGGGATGTCTGGAGATCGAGAGCCTGACGGCCTACACCTTTGTCAGTCGGGGGAGGGCACCCTCCCGGCTCCGGTATTGAGGGAGTAGCTATGCCACGCGGAAGGGAAAAGTCCTTAGCCCCTGTTGCAATCACACACCCGACTCAGGGGCCGCTTGCCGTAGTGAGTAGGAACCCTCACGAGTACGATATCGACGCCCCTTGTGGTGAACATAGGTTAGGGTACGACAAGTGGGACGCCCTTGCCACGGTTTACGGCTCCGACGACAACATGGAGATCGGGGATGCTGTTGCGCTTGCAAACGCTACGCTCTTTGCTGCGGCTTTCGACCTCCTACAGGCGTGTGTGAACGCTTCATGGCTCCTAGACGACCTCGCACACCCACCAATGACTACGGGGGTGGCAGACACAAGGAAGAAAATCCTCCTCGTGGTCAGACAGCTTGATGCTGCCATCGAGAAAGCCGCGCCGTACCGTGAGGACGCTAGGGGGTAGCATGGACTGGATAAGTGAATGGGCGGAGGTGGAATCCCCGAGAAGTAAGAAGTTCAAGACGATGCCGTTTGTCGTGATTCCGAAGGATGAGGTGAGGCCGGGAGAGAACAAGCACGAGAGAGCCTACAGGGCGTGTTCTTGGCTATGGAGCTACGGCTTGTACCCGACCCCAACTTACCTCTCTATGCGCCTGTATGGTCACGAGAGCGACAACGTAAACGGAGCGGTATCCAAAGCCAGAAGGAAATTCCTGGCGGACAGAGGGATACCCCTAATGAGGCCCAACGGGAGGAGAATCCGTGAGTACACAAGTTAGGCGGTTACGGCTTGCCGCTCTTGACTCCCTGGACGAAGCCTATGCTATGATGGAGAAGCAGGGGGCCTACGAGACGGAACCAGCAGCTAAGGTTGTTGACCTGTTGCTTGGGTCTTGTAGGAATCGAAAAGACGCGGTTAGTCTAGCTGCCAAGGCAATTACCGTAGTAGCCGCGTTTGACAGGGAAACGGAGGCGTAACATGGCTTTCCTTCTGGCTGCGGTGGGGGTGGTGGTGGGGTGCTTTTCCCTTGCTTGGTACCTTGACAAGCGTTGGAATGACTGAGGTGGGTTCGTGAAGCTATTTGCGACATCAATAGTCCTGTTTGCTCTATGCTCCGTCGCTTGGGCAGAACATACACCCCTGTCCCCCGTCTCCCTAACATGGACGATCCCACCGGCCCCGGAGCCCCCCTACCCCGGTTATCCAGGTTGGGTACCTTGGAGGCTGGATTCGTTATCAGCCCGATTTTCCTCCTCAGCGTATAACGAGTTCCGTCTGCACTTTTACTACTGGCGGGGTCCGGTTTACGGTTACGTGAGCTACAGGCAATCTCCTCTGGTAACCCTACTGCCCGGACAAAGCGATACCTACATGAGGGAGATCCCCTACGACGTTTCTTGCGCTGGAGAGAGGCCGTGTTTACTGTGCCTAGACTACCTTTGCAGGGATGGTCGGGTTGACCAAAGGTGCGCCTACGTGGCCCGTCCTTTAGAGCCCCCCGCCCCCTCCCCCACGTTCTGGCAGATTGGGGGAGGGCAGGTTTGTGTCGGCTCTCCTGACCTCTTCGCGGACGGGTTCGAGTGGGGGCTGCGTAGGTGGTCGGGTTCTAAAAGTGATATACTTCCGTAGACAGGAGGGGTGACATATGGGAGAGGTAGCGTGTGCTGTCTGTAGGGACACCGGAGAGTTACAAGATTCTCAGGCATGGGACTGCGGCCAGTCGAACAGCGAGTGCCCATACTGCCCGCACAAGGTTGACGAGTATCGGAAGGAGATCGCCGCGCTGCGGGAGGCGCTTGGCCTCTTGACCACGCTGCCGGGCGCCGCAGATGTCGAGTGCGGGGTCCCTCCGCTGGAGTTGGCGCAGGCGATTCACGCTGCCGTGTCCAGGCACATCGAAGAACTCGGACTCGCCTGTCTGGGGTTTCAGCCATGACCGCCCTCCTCCTCGCGTGGAATCTCCTGTTCGTCTTGATCGCGCTCGCGTTCCGCCGCGAGCTGGAGGAGGGGCGATGAGCGAATCCGAGCGAAGAACTGTCTTGTTGCTGCGGCTTAGGAAGGCGGTAGCGGACAAGGAGGCCATCATCGCCTGCGCCAATCGGGAGCTTCAGGCGTGTGGAAACTGGGCCTATGACTGGAGCATTGGAATGGCGGGGGCAGACGATGAGTTTGCTGCCATCCTTCGGGCGCTGGAGGAGAAGCCGTGATATGCTCGACACGGCTACCGGGGTTGTCCGGGTAGCCAACAAACAGCCGGGTACGGACGGCCCAACAGGAAGTCAATGGGAGGCACGCCGAAAGCCTGACCAAAGAGCTAGGGGTGCGCGGCCAGCAATCTCCTACAGGACAGCCGGGGCCGTACCTCCGGCTGTTTTGCTTTCTACCCGTACCTCAAACCCTGTATGCCCTAGGGGGTAGTGTGATAGCGGCACAGTTCACCTTTTACCTGATAATTGGACTCAGCCTGTGGCTACTCGGCTACCCCCCTTCGAGCCTCAAAGAGTGGACGAGTTGGGTTGTCATCATCCTCTGGCCTGTCGTGGCCGTCCTGACCGTCTACAAGATCCTGAAATTCATTTTTTTGAAGTTGACGGGAGCTTGACTTGGCCCTCACCCCACGAGACTACGCCCCCAACCCCTACCTAGCCTACGTTCGTTTCAAGGTTAGGGGGGAGATTATCACGTTACGGCATGGCCGTCCCGATGCGCTGCTAGGATTCAGCTATACTAGGACAACCGACAACGCTGGAAACGTGGCCACGATCAACTTGATTGACAAGGACAAAGACCGCCTGGAGCCCATGTTTGTTGGGCTGGACACCGAGCCCGTCTACTTCCAATACGGGTACACGGAGGGGCGTCTTTCACCCTGGTACTCAGCCGTTGTAACAGAATACACCCCTGAGTACGTGGTGGGGGGTACCAAGATCAACGTCAACATGGTGACTCAGGGCCTCATGGGAACCCTGGGGGAAGAGCGCAAGAAAACCGTAGCCTGGACGGAGAAGCGCATTGACGAGATCGTAGCCGAAATCGCTTCACAGCGGGGGTGGGACACAGAGATTGACGAGACGGAAGAGGTGCCCGATAACCCCTGGATGGAGAAGTCAGAGGTAGGCCCGAAACAGTTCACACAGCAGAACCTAACAGACGAGCAGTTTATCGTGCAGGTTCTCCTCCCAAGGGCTATTCGGAAGTCAGACGGGGTTGGGGGGTATGCGTTCTGGTTTGACGACACCGACGGCAAGACGAAGATCCACTTCCACCCCCCTCGCATGGATGCGGCACCTGTCAAAACGTACCACTTCATGTTCGACAAAATGTCCGAGGTGGTTTCCTACTCCCCCATGATGACCCCCATGATCGCCAAGAGCTTCGGGGCAGGGGTGGTGGGCCTCCCGTTCATGGACGTTCGGACGGGTGAGTACAAGGTAGTGGAGATTCACGACAGCAATACTCCTGAAAAGGTCTTGTTGGGCGGACCCCTATCCCTTGTCGAGGCCCCGAAAAACGAGAGGCAGCACGCGATCCCTCTCCGTGTAGTGGCAGACGAGGATCAAGCCAAGCAAATGGCCAAGTCCGCTTTCATGCAGATGTACAACGCAACCTTCGGTGCCTCCCTGACCATCGTGGGCGATCCGACGCTCAAACCGTTCTCTGTCATTCGGGTTATCTTCGTCCACAAAGAGGGAAAGGTACACTACACCTCCGGCCTCTGGCTCGTGCAGCAGATCAAAGACACGATTTCGGATGGGAAGTACCTATCACAGCTAACCCTCACCCGTACAGGGTACCGCGAGGATGCCGGTATCGAGGGGACACAGGGGACAGGAAAAGTCAATGCCTAACCTACCGTCACAGTTTACCGCTACCCCCTCCTCACGAGAAGAAACCACCGTCCGCAACAGGATTTACGGGACGTATCCGGGGGTTGTCGAGTACAACCTAGACCCCCTGCATATCGGGAGGGTCAAGGTTCGTGTTCCCCTCTTCCACCAGACAGAGAAGAGTATCAAAACGAAAGACCTCCCGTGGGCGCTCCCGATCCACTCTATGGGGGGAGCCTACGACGTAGGAAGCTTCAACGTGCCTCCCACGGGTACGACAGTTTTTGTCACCTTCATGGCTGGCGACCCTGAGCAACCTCTCTACTTCGGGGGGTGGTTCAAGAATCCGACTCAGCCGAGAGCGATCAACTTCAAGGTAGACAAAGAGGACGGTAACCTCATACCGGATCGGGACAGGTTCCCGATTACGGCGGGGTACTGGTTCCAGCCTATTGGCCCGGAGGTGCCCTCAGAGATCGGGGCCGTACCCTACCACGACCCTACGGTGCGGGTGCTACTGAAGAGCGTCAAGGGGCATACGTTCATAGTCGAGGACAGGGACGGGTTTGAGTCCCTTGACGTAATCGACAGGGCGGGTCAACAGCTTACCATGAATGCCCCTGTCACAAAAGAAAAAAATGACGACAACCAAGCACAGAGGATTCGGAAAGAGGCACGGGACGGGGACGGGGTAGGCTACGACGACTTACAGGGGGGTGGCTCCACCCTGGAGCTTGTGGGAACGAGTGGGCAGAGGCTCCGAATGTCCGTAGGCAAGGATGCCGAGTTCGTAGAGATCGTGTCTCAGAACGCACGGGACTTCGACTCACCCCCCGAAGAGAAATCCGAAGTCAAGCTCACTCTGGCCGCTGGCCTGGGAGTCATTGACTTTGCCGGTGTCTACAAGGGGGAAGAAACCTTCCGGCTTCAGGTGGAGACAGCGACGGGTCAAGTGACTGTCAAGGCACAGGGGGGCGTGTCCCTAAGCACGGAATTCCTAAGCATCCTATCCAACCTCATCATGCTCCGGGGGAACGTCCACGTTGACGGGGATCTTGCGGTGAATGGTGACGCTCTGGTCTCTGGCCGTGTCATTGGAAGGGCAGGGGAGTAGCTATGTCGTGCCAATCCGTCATTGACAAGTCCCTCTCCAAAGAGGGCAAGTTTCAGCGGACAATCACAGTCATTGGGGAGTCCGGGGACGCCTTTGTGCCAGAAAGGTGTGCCGTCACCTTCCTGGAGTGCAAGATCGGGAAGCTAACGATTGACAACTACTCTACGGTTGTGGTATGCCGGTCAGAGGTTTCCGGTAAGGTAGAGCAGATCGACGGGGTGTTCACGGCGGATCGTGTCACCTTCCAAGAGGCGGTCGAGTTCATTTCCGTCAAGGCGACGGAAAAGGAATGCACCCACCTCCACTCGTTCATTCTCCGGGAGGGGTCAACTCTTGACGCCGTGAAAACCAACCGGCCCGGTGTCAACGGGGATTGGGGTGTCAAGGTTGTCGAGGGGTCACGAGCCCTCCTGATTGACGACACGATCCCTGCCGGGTTCCCCTGTGCCGTCGAGGTGGACAGTTCCTCCTCTGTGGTCATCCGCAATTCCAAGATCATCGGCATAGACGACGGAATCCGAGCCTTTGGAACGTCCCGTGTCGAGATGATGGGGGGAGAGCTTCAGGGAGAGAACCAGTACGCCCTCCATGCAAAGGACGGCTCCGAAGTCCTGTTGACTTCCATTCCAAAGCCTGTGCTGGGTCAGAGGGCGGCAATCCGAACGGAGGAGTCTGCACAGGTACGGGTTACCAATACCCCAATCCTCACAAGCCCCGAGACAGCGGTCTTTGCGGATACCAAGTCGAGCGTCCAAGTGTACCGCTTCGACAAGGTTGTTGGGGAGGGGAACGCAGCGGTGCGAGTCGAGCAGGAAGCCTCTGCCACTCTGGCCAAGGGGGACAAAATCCAATCGGATGGAGCGGAAGCGATCCGCATGAGCCGGGAGGCTGTCCTCACCGCCACCGACGTAACCACGATTCTGTCCAACGCCTCCCACGGGATCGCTACCGACCAGGGATGCTCTGTTACCCTTCGGAACATTTCAAGCCGGATCATTGGCATGGGAGGGGATGGGATCAAGGCGGGGACAAACGACACCTTCCATATCTCGTCCTGCCCGCAGCTTCGGGGGCAAGCCGGAAACGCAGTCTCGTCATCTTCCGGGTCAAGTTTCTTTTTCGTGTCCGTAGACGACATTCAGGGGATGCAGCACACCGCGTTCCTACTCGGGGACAGCAATACCGTTTCCTGCCAGAAGTCCACGCTCATCAAGGGAGTCCAGTACTCTGGAATCATCGCCGGGTCTAGGTTGAACCTTACGCTCGTAGACGTAACCACGGTGCAGGGATTCCTCCGGGATGGGATCGTGGCCGGTTCCGAGAGCATCATCCGGTGTGCCGACGTAGACGAGATCCTGGGGATGCACGGGAGGGGGATCGTCCTGGGGTCAAGGTCGGATTTAGAGCTTGCGAACTGCGGGAGGGTGGTTGCATGGGAGGGGGACGCGATAGATGCCCCTAGCAGCCGCGTAGTGGCCCGTACAGTCGAAAAGATCGAATCCCCGACCATCGGGGAGGGAATCCAGGTTGGCGGCTCTGGGGGCGTTGTACGGCTTTCTAACGTGGGCAGGGTTCACGCGGAAGAGGGAGACGCGATCCGGGTCACCAAAGGCCAGCTAACGGTCGAGCGGTGTGGGAGGATCACGGGGGGTGGAGCCGGGATCAACCTACAGAATAAGGCAACGGCCCAAATCCACACCCTGGACCGCCTCTTCGGGGGGGATGTAGGGCTGAAGATCCATGACCACTCCCGCGCTGAGGCTTCTGCGGTGGACAGTTGGGAAGGCGGTGGGGAGGGTGGAATCGGAGCCAAGAAGTCCGTTGTCGTGGCACAGGCTATTGGGGAACTCATCGGGGCTCCCAGAGCGGTCATTGCAGAGGACGCTTCGAGCGTTACCGTTCAATCCGCCGAAGTGGCGGGGGACATCCTCGTGGACGCCGAAAGCTCCTGCAAGCTGTCTGACTGCGACGTTACGGGAGGGGCTGAGGCGACGGACAGCCTCTTGGACTTCGCCCGAGTCAACCTGACGAAAGACGTTGTGATTACGGATTCTGTGTTACAGTTTCTCCGGGGTGAAATTGGGGGGCTCCTCACAGCTACGGGGAGTGGGCTGTCCGTTCACAAGGTAGAGATCGCGGGTGCCCCCACTCTCACCGCTTCGGGGGGCCTCTTCACGAAATGCACTTCCCCGCCCATAGTATTAGCTGACGGTGGTGCATTGGCCGCTGGTTGTGACATGGGGGAGGCTGTGGTAGTCGGGGCGAGTTGGATTCACGCCTCCGCTGCCGAAGCCTTTGTCCGTTCGGAGCTACTAGTGAGGCTCATGGCCGACGAAATCTTGCAGGTAACGACCTAGGAGACGGGATGGGAGAGAATCAGACAGCGTGCCAGAGGGAACTAAACAGGGGGATGCAAGCCCTCCAGGCTAGACTGAAGAGCTTGGAGGATCAAGTCTCGGCGCTCGAAGAGACACAGCTAACGGATATTGGTCAAACGGCTGCGGCTCTCGCTGCGGCTGTTACACAGATCCCGCAAGCTCTTCCCACCTACATCGCCAACCAACTGATTCTGAAAATCGCCTCCGCCGCCCTTGGGATGGCCGCTGAGGACTTGCAGAACTTCCCTGGCATGGGGGCGGCGGGAGACCTCATTGCCGACATTTCCGATATGGCAGAGATGGTCAAGGCCCTCATCCTGGAGCTAATCTCCACCCGCATCCTTGGCGACGAGTTCTGGGCACAGTTTCAGATGGAAATGATGCTCTCCATGCTGACTATCCCACCGTACCTAGCCAACATGATTGCTTCCGCTCTCGCTGCGGCTGAATCAGCGATTGACGCGGCACAGGCCGCTTTGAACGCCGATCCTGGCAACGCAGACCTCCAAGCCGCTTTGAACGCTGCGCTCACGTTCCGGGACAACATGGAAGCGACTGCGGAGACGGTCAACCGCATAACAGAATGCAAAATCGCCTCACAGGTGTTGGGGCTCTGAGGAGTAATATGATGCGACGGGCAAACCCAGGACAGGTTCATAGCGTGTTCACCGATGCGGTGGTAAGTCACTCCCGCCCCACCGAATCCAGCAAGAAGAGGATTAAAGAGGGGACACAGTTTGACTACAACGGGAACCGTCTCGAAGTTGGGGACAGGGTTCGCGTAGTCTCGGGTAGGAACACGGGGGAGACGGGCACGGTATTCCACGTAGGAGAGCCCTTCGGTGGATTCAAAGGACTCAGTATCCAATGCGACGGGCCACAGAGCATACTAGGCCCGCTCATCCTAAAGCCATCCCAAGTGGTGAAAGAGTCTCGCAAGGCTGAAGGCAAGAGGGTGAGGGAGTCCGAGTACGAGTCCTCGTGGCGAGAGACCGCAGACTACATCCAGCGTGACGTATTCGATGCTTGGCAACCCGACATGGGAGGTCCCTTCACGTTTAAGCTGTACCGGGATGGTAGGAACACAGCTACGTTAGACGACCTATCCTTTGTCGAAGCCGTTGCCCTGTTCTGGGACTACGCAAAGGAATGTTGGGACGAGGGGATGTACCTGACCGTGTGGGGAGCGGATGGGGAGTGGACGGAGGCTGAGTTCGAGTTGGAGACCGGCCATAAGACTTCCATGTCTATTCTAAGCGCCAAGTATGAGTCCCCCCACTATCGGGGTGAGTCTCGCAAGAGGCGGATCAAAGAAGGGACACAGTTCGACTACAACGGGAACCGTCTCGAAGTTGGGGACAGGGTTCGCGTAGTGTCAGGTAGGAACGTGGGAGAGACGGGCACGGTATTCCATGTAGGGGAACCCTTCGGTGGGTTCAAGGGCCTCAGTATCACTACCGACGGGCCGCAGAGCCTGCTGGGTCCCCTTATCCTAAAGCCCTCTCAGGTGGTGAAAGAGTCCCGCAAGAGGGTGAGGGAAAGCTCCGGTTGGGTAGAGCCAGACAACCCAGGCGACACCTACTCCCTGGATGCGCTAGCCTACGTCCAAAGGGAGGGGTTTCTAGACTACGAGTACGAAGCCCTGGTGGCTTACTCTTACGAGCTAGGCGCGTTGAATCCCCATGCCTCTGCGGGCATCTTCCTTTCTGAAATGAACCTCTACTACCACGAGGACAAGGAAATCATGATCGCTGCGTTCTTTGCCGGGCAAAGGGGGGTATCCGAGTCCCGCAAGCGTCAACCCCGCTCTAAGCGGTCTAAGTAGGAGTCTACCGTGAGCAAGCCAAAGAGAGCCAAAGCCGTGCGAGAGAGCGACAACTTCGACTACGACTTTTCGTTTGAGCTAGACGGGGCCACCCTGGAGATACTTCCGACCAAAGCTCGGGGTGGCAGTATCGAAAAGAAGCTGGTCAAGTTACTGTCCGGGGATTGGCCGTCGGAAGAGAGATTAGTCCAACGCCTTGGTGGCACTTGGGGGGGATCTACGGCTCCAACAGACGACCCCACAGTCAAGAAGGTTTATGTTTACACAGAAGGAAGGTCACCCGCCATGCGCCAAAGGGGCAAGGCTTCTAAAGCAACTTTGTCCATCCAAGAGTCCCCATCCTACAGGCAGGTACTCCCCACCTTCTACCAAGGTGAGGTAGACGAGAACGGGATCTTTGAGATGTACTTCCAAGCCTACAACGGTATGGGGTACTCCATTGCCGACGAGCTAACCCTGTCCGAGGTTCTGCTAAAGCTGGACGGGTACCTTATTCGTGCAGAGGGCCAAGGCCGTGAGGTAGTGGGCTCTTCTGTCAGCCGTGGTGGTGAAGTCACTATCGAGATTTCCTACCCTGATAGCGGAGTGGGGGATGACGAGGGGTACCTTATCGTTCGCCCTGACCCCAGGTTCGCCAAGTGCGAGTCGTGTGGTGACTACGTTCGTAGGTCAGAAATCGGCAGAGATAACTTTGGCTTCGACTCTTGCGAGTCCTGTAGGATACGGGACGCGGAGGACGAAGAGCGGTTTGACGATTTCGAGGAGTCACAGGACTCCATGTACGACATGATCCGCGCCCATTCTCGGTCAAAGGTGCGAGAGGCTTACGACGCCCTAGACCAGAATCAGAGCCTCATTCCTGGGTCGGAGGACTACTACAGGGAGCCGAACCCCGTAGAGGTATTCCAATCCCTACCTACCCCCCTGCTTGGGGACGGAGAGTGGTCACAGAGAGAGTTCTTTCCTGCCCTGAAAAGTCTGGGGTGGACGATTGACTACATGGACTTCCAGAATGAGGGTAGTCTCGCGGATTGGGACGAGGTATTTTACCACGCCCACCCGGACAGCGGGTATGATTCTGATTACGCCCTCTATAAGAACAGGACAACGGGGGTTTGGGGGCTCGTAGACGGAGTGTACGACTCCTCGTTTGTCCTGATTCCACCGAAGGACGGTATCCGTTACGTCGAGTCCAAAAAGATTCGTGAGTGGTTTCCCTCCGATAGAAGGCAAAAAATCTACTCGTGGTTCCAATCTCTACCCAGAGATATTTTTGGCCCCTACTACTGGTGGATTGACAACTACCAGGAGGAGGGAGTTTGGCTTATCCTGAATCCAGAGCCAGACGACATGGTGTGGGCCGAAGATGAGCCAACCCCTAACGAAGAGGTTGTGTCCTACGTTTTGAACAACTGTCCTGTCCCATTGGACATCGTTAACGTACAAAGGACAACCAGCGGCACGAGGGATTTCATATTCCTCCCGAAAGAGGTAGTAGAGGGTAAGCGAGACATCCGGGAAGGTTCCGCCGAGGCGAAGGTAGTGCGCCAAGCCCTGAAGTCAGAACTCGGCCTGTCTAGCTCGCAGGTTTCTGTTACCTCTAGCTCTTTCGCTGGCGGATCTTCGGTTACGGTTAGAATCAAAGACCCATCCGTCAAGATTGCAGACGTACTCCCGTTCACACAGAACTTCTCCAACCGAGCAACCTACGACTTTTACGGCGATGCTTGGTCTGGTAACCTGTACATCCATGTCGAGTACGACTCCAACGTCCTTGAACCGTTCGTTGCTCTCTGGGATCAGGTTCTCTCTGACCACCGAAACAGCGGTCCTTTCCTTGTGAACCAGATAGAGATATTCCACGACGAGAACGGGAAGGTTACAGCTTACGACCATCACCCGGCAGCGGATAGCGTGAGCCGCAACATGGATCTAGACGTTCAACTATCGTACAGCAACCACCCAGGTTACGTCATTGCCAACTACCTTCTCCACCAGGGGTTCAACGACCGGCTGTACCCAGGCACGGTAGAGTCCAAGAGGCTGGGAGAGGGCCGTAGGAAGCAAGACCCGATTGACGCGGAGATCGAGCAAGCGGCGATCCGGCAGCTTCAGGTGGCAGAGTCGTTAGACAGGGGAGCCCCTTTGTCTGAGTCCACGGTGAACGAGAGCGTCATTTAACTACCAACCCCGACGCCTTTGAGAGGGTGAAGGAACTTGCTGCCGCAGACGGGTTCGGTCGATTCCGAGTCGCCACGATTGACCTCTCGGTACCTCCCGACTTCACTAAGGTTCTAAGGTAGCAGTATGGATAGAGTAATGGAAACCATGTACCTCAAACACGACGGCTCCTACGTTACCGTCTACGACGTAGACGACTACGGAGATCCCCTCCCCGAAGGTACCTACGAGGTCTTTTGGTTTGACCCCTACGGGGTACTGACTGCGCGGACGAGGGAGACCTTGCACCCCAACGAGAGCCTAGCTGTTCACCTTGGGGCTGAGGGGTACTTTCCAGGGGACGCCCACGTTCGTAGGGAGTCTAAGGGCAAGAAAGGTTTCAAGGGGATCGTAGCCTCTGTCATGCAGGACGACGAGGAAGAGCCGGAAGAGGAAGAGGACACTTTCGCTATCTACATGGGGGCCTACGTTGGCTAACCATTCCCACTTTGGTAAGGATCGTTCCCGTTTTGGGAATGGGTTCCGTAAGCTCATCGAGCAGATGATTCAGCTTACGGGGGGCCTTGGTATCCCGAGGGAGCAGATGCCTCAGATTCCAAGTGCCCGTCTCCCCGAGTTCTTCAAATTCTTGGATCGGTCAGGCGTTTCCTACTCTGACTCCACCGTCATAGCGGACGACCTGAAACCGACACAGACTCACGTTGACTCGGAAAAGATCGGTGCCTCTAGGGCTGGTCATGCGAAGCCGGTTCTGGTATCCTCTGACTACTACATCCTAGACGGCCACCACGGGTGGGCATCCTCTCTTGGTAGCCCGATTGACTGCATCATCATTCACGTTCCGATTGAGGACTTGCTTGTCCTGGCTTGGGACTTTGAGACTACCGGAGTATGAAAATGAAAAAGCGTGGGCTGAAAGAAGGTATTGTAGCTAGGGGAGTCAACCATGAAGATGGGGTATCGGTAGAGGTTTACTCCATAAACTACAACATGGATATGTTCCAAGTCTACTACTTTACCCCAAGTGGGAACTTGGCAGCGGGTGAGGGGAAGGACGGCACCTTGGCCCAAGTAGTACAGCAACTAGCTGACCAGGGGTTCGACGTAGATACTAACCCGTCCGAAGATTGGGTACAGCCCCGCGTTTCGGAATCCAAGAAGCCAAAGAGACTGCCCGTACCGGGAACCGCATTTGAGGGAGTAGCGACTACGAACAAGAAACCCAAGCGGTCATTCGTCCAAGAGTTCATTCGCACAGTCGAGCGGAGGATGCCGAGCAAGATGATGTCAGAGTCCTACTACAACCTAGACGCATTCACGCGGGGGTACCTGGAAGCCGCCTTGTGGGGGCGCACCTATGCGACCGTTGAAGATGTAGCCCCAGACGAGTTGCAAAGGGCCATCCAAGACTGTAGAGTATTCCAAGAAAAGGCTTACGCTCAGTTAGCACGGGCGGGGGAGGCTTTCCTGCCTATTGCTGGTGCGGATTTCTGGTACGCCAGACGCTACTATGGGGTAGACTACTTTGACAGGTTTGGGAACGACTCCGACTTCCTAAACGCATTGGCGCGGAGCTTCCCTGAGATGGGCAATCTTCAAGTCAACAGTCCCCAAGAGTGAGCAGCGATGTGCGGACAGAAAGACCTGTACGTTGGCGACGACGGGATGATCTACGGATTCTGAGGTAACCGAAATGCAGACAGACAAAAACGGAGCCACACTACACCCCGGAGACCGTGTGCGGGTGGTGAGTGGTAAGTACGCAGGGGAAACGGGAACTGTCAACACCGTTGGCGAGCCGTTCGGTGGGTTCAAAGGTCTCTCCATTGACGCCGATGGTCCGCAGAGGTTTCTAGGGCCAATCATCCTCACCCCAAGAAACGTAGTGAAGGAGTCTTTCCAAGAGGACGCTTACAGCGTGTTTTTGGGGAAATTTCGCGGGGAGTCTTTGCGAGAGGCCAGCGGTGACTACAAGGTTCCCGACCGGGATAGGCGGCAGATAGCTGACAGGATGGCGAACGCTGGCCTTGACGGGAACGGAAGGTTCTCTTCCCCCAGCGAGGCAATGTCGGTGGCCTTGGGTATCCTCTCGGACTTCGGACTGTTCACAGAGCAAGCCGTTACTATTTACGACATGGAATCCGCTGTCATGTCTCGCCACGGAGCGTTCCGGCTAACGCACGCGGAGTACGACGAAACCGGCATGGAGGCGGACCACACCCCATGCTCTTCCATGCTCGCATTCTCCCCAACAATGATGGAGGACTTTAACCTCCCGTTCCTTGACGGAGAGCTAAGTCCGATTTCTACAGCGTCCGCTGACTACCCCAATGCTTCCTGGGAAGTTGTGGCCTACCTGAGCTAACAACTATGACGGCATTCAAAAAATTGGTGGAGATCACCTACGGAGAGTACAGCGGTTCTTTCGAGAAGCCCAGTTGGTGGGACGATTATCAAAACGAACACCCCAAGAGTAAGCCCACGAAGTTCTACGACGACCCCCCGTACCCTGGAGCGGAACCTACCTCTTGGGCAGTCATCTCGACAGGCACCTCGATGGATACGTTCGTTACGAGCAACACTTCCGTAATGATCTTTGGCACTCGTGAGGAGGCAGAGAGCCATGTCGCGGGGTCAGAATACCACCATCCGGGAAAATACACACACAGAATCGTACCTCAGTACGGGTGAGCCGTTGCCTACCAAGACAGACAAGAAAGAGAGTAGGGCAGTCGGGTTTACATCCCTAGTGGAGAGGGTCAACGACGCTGCGATGGTGCAAGCGGCTGAGGATGCGTACAGACTTCTCGGGGATGCTGTGTACTCTTCACAGGGAATAGTGAGCAATACCCTCAAACTGAGGCGTGGTGGGGAGGATACTGCCCTGTGGTGTGGTACCCTAGATGTGGTCCCACCGGGGTTCCCGTCAATCTTTGGGCGAGACATTCTCGTGAGGTTAGTAATCCCTACAGAAAGTCAGGCTTACGGCAAGTTCTCCAGCCTCTCGGGGGAGTACGACCCAAATAACAAGAGCATTCTTCTCGTTTTACCCACTACGTTCCTCCCCGCTGTAGAACCTGTGCCGATGTTCGGCTCCAGCTACACGGACTTGCCGGGTCGCACGGAAGCGTCTGTCGTGTTGGCAACTCGACTTCTCGGTGGCCACGGGCTTGATGTTCGCAAAGCCTTCATTCACGAAGCTGTCCATGCAATGGACGACCTTCGCGGTGTAGACTTCGCACAGGCTCTTTCTGGGGTCAACGCTATTGGGGACTCGACATACTTTGAGAACCCGGTGGAAGTAAACGCCAGATTCGTAGAGACGTTGCACCACTTCGAGCGGAGTATGAAGTATGGTGCCTTCGGAGACCCGGAATGGTTTGGGAGGTCATTCGGGTACACGGCACAGGAGTTTGCCTTGCTCTTCTACGATTACCTGTCCTCTTCCGCCTCCAACGGGTACGAGTACAGCGAAGAAACAAGGCGGTCTATCCTCTCCCGAGCGGCTGGAGAGTACGAGCGCCTGAGAATCAAGATGGGGGTGTGACTTGGGTACTTTTCGTAGGCTAGTGGAAGATGATTTCCTTTTCGATCCGTCCGGGATCGAGGACGCCTTCGCTTACGCTGCCGGTTCCGAAGAGCGGAAACGTCTGGTTATTGACAGGCTAATGAATGACAGGTTCCGGGACGGGGACACCATCAAGGGGTTCGTCAGGACGAACTTGGGGGGTCCAAAAGACATATTCTGGATCAAACCTCCCGGTAAAAGGGGTAGGGAAAAGGTCAGAACGAACTACCAACTGTGGGGAGACTACCCAGAAGAGATTGCCAATCTCTTGGGTATCGACAGGTACAACGTCTTGGATTACGAATAGGGCCTACCAATGCCTGAGCTACGACCGCTTTCCCCTGAAAAGACTATGCTTCGGATCATCGGGTCCGGGGTGTCGTTCCCGTTCAAGTTTTCAGAGGCGGGCAGGGTCAACTCCGTCTCTGTCTCCAAAGGCGTCCAGAAAGTCAACCAATCCATTCATAGCATCCTCACCACCCGGAAGGGTGAGAGGATCTTCATGCCCGAGTTCGGCTCCAACCTGCACCTCCTGGTTTTCGAGCCATTGGACGACTTCCTGTACCCACAACTTCGGGTGGAAACGGCGGAGGCTCTTCGTCGGTGGGAGAGGAGAATCAGGGTGACGGGTATTTCTTTCGTATCCCCGCGAGAGGTGAGCGCGGAAACCCTCTTGCAGCTAGGAACACCTCCCGAAGCGATCACCCGGTTGCAGGAGCGGTCATGGATTGGGATTTTCATTCAGTACGAGATCCTACAGTACCACGTTAAGGGTGCCTACATCTATCCGTTCGAGCTAGCTGCCCTCCCGTTTGAACAGACGACGGGCAGAACGTCTATCGGGGGTGCGTAGTGCGGTTTGAGGCCCTGGTCTCGACTCTCCTCACCGAGAGTGCTAACCTTCCTGACAAGGTGACGCTGTACCACGGCACCTCAAAGGTCAAGGCTCGTGCGTTCCTAGAGGACGGGATGAGCCGCCCCAAGGGGAAGATCAAAGCCTACCTGCAACAGAGGGGGCTGGAGATCGTCTCCACGTTCCTCCCCGGTGAAGATCCGAGCAGGTATCAAGAGGTCATTGACGACGCCGTTAAGGACTACCTCAGCACGATCCGAAAGCAAAGCAAGGTGGGGGCAGGGGAGAGCTACATTTACACCTGTATTCTACCAGCCGGGACGGAAGCCTACGCCCTGAAAGCGGGGCGAACAGGTTCGGAGGCTTGGGGAGCCCTTATCCAACGGATTGGTTTTGCCCTGGAGCGCCTGAGAAAAAACCTTGCAATGTCCGTTTCCGATGCGAAACAGAGGTACCCCGAAGAGGACAGCGGCGGAGTCATCCTCCGCATTGAAACCTCGTGGGAGGGTGTGTCTGCCCCCCTCTTAGTCGAGAAGGTGCGGACAGAGGGGGAGCCGGAGGCGGAGGCATCTTCCGTCCGGTCTCTCCGGGATGTGGTGCAGTTCTTCTACAACAGGTTCCCGGAAGGTCCGCCTTACTCCGAGATGTACGAGGTCATTTACGGTGCCATCCAATCGAAACGGGCTCTCGACTTCATTGACAATCAATACTTTGAGTGTCTGATTTCCCGAGACGTACCGGCCCATGAAATCTCCGTATGGAAAGAGGTCTAGCTGTGAACACCATGCAGAAGGCCACACACAGCCTCCTGGAGGACTATTTCCTCGATCTTGGGCCAACGATCACCCTTTACCACGGAACGTCCTCTGGGAAGGAAGAAAAAATCCGGTCTGAGGGGCTGCGAGTCCCACGGGGGAACCACCGCGAGTACCTGTTCAACCTCGCTCAGAAGGTGTGGGATGAGTTTGCTCCCCAAGCCGACCCGTCCATCTCTCCGGGGTCACGGTTACCTTCTTGGGTAGAGGACAAGCTCGAAACCTACTACCAGAAGCGCATCTGGGGCTCTGTGCCTGACGAGAACAAAGGCTACATCTATGCCTCCTACTTCATGGAGGTGGCAGAGACGTATGCCATCAAGTATGCGGAGAATGGGTCTGAGCTAACGGCCAAGCCGTACTACTACATCGGGCAGTACCTAGAGCGCGAGTACGGGTTCACCCTCCCCCCGCGATTCGACAAGGCAGAACCGATTGTCGTGGTCATGGAAGTGGATTGGGAGTGGATCACGGTGCCGCTCTACACACAGGGCAGCTTCAAGGACTTCCTCAAAGCCAAGCTACGTGACTACAAGCGGCAGGGGATGACCAAGGCTGACTTGGAGCAGGACGAGTTCCCCTACAAGAACTGGCGGTCAGAGGTTCTAATTACACAGGATGTCCCACCGTCCCGGATCACGGAGATCATAAGAGTATGAGAGTCCAAAAATCTTCTTTCTACCTCCTAGTCGAGAGCCTACTCCAAGAGGGTGCCTACGACCCAAGCATTTTCAAGGCCGTGTTCATGGGCGGTGGTCCCGGATCGGGGAAGGGGTTCTCCTCCGTTGCCGTGGGGTTGGCAGCTTCCGGTGGTATGGGCTCCGGTCCAGCGTACCTCACCTATGACGACATCATCGGAAGAGAGATCCGGCAAGCGATCAACACGACATCTTCCTACGGCTTGAAGGTGGTCAATATTGACGACGTATCGAACTATGTCAACCTGAAAGCCGGTCTCGGAACGCTCGACCCGAAGTCAAACCAGATTTCGATGGACTACGAGTACCTGAAACAGTACGACAAACCAGCTTACGACCAATCCCAGGATCTTCGCACCAACCGGGCAAAGCCGATGCACGCACAGAGGTTAGAGCTTTATAAGGAGTTGGGTTTGGGGCTCCTCATTGACCAGACCTCTTCCGACTACGGTAAGGTGTGGCAAATGAAGGCCGACCTGGAGGATATCGGGTACGACTGCGCCATGCTCTTTGTGAAGATGCCAAGAGACTTGGCATGGGAGCTAAACATCGCTAGGAAGGCGAACGGGCAGCAATCCGTTGCTGAGGCTGACTTCCACAGGATTTGGGATGAGATTGACGAGAACGCGGGAGCCTTTGAAAGCCTGTTCTCCCCGTTCTACTGGGAGGTGACAAACTACGGACCAGGGCACGCCCTAGAGGGGAAGTCGGAGGCGGAAAAGGCGATCCGATCCTTCTTGTCACAGCCCCCAACCAACCCGGACGTTCGGGACTGGATTGAGTGGATGACAAGCAATGGTTAGGTGGGAATTCCGCTAACAGGACGACAACCTCTTGACTGAATCCAAAATGTTGGTATGATGTCCTCGGAGGTGACGTATGGGATGGACAGTCAGAGGCAAGCCGTTTGAGTCAATCCCCGGCAGCTACGGACTCATGATGCTGGAGAACCCGGCCACCGGGAAGGAAGAGTTGGCTCGTGTCGTCACGAACGAAGCCTACGTTTGGCTCAATCACAACCCCGATGGGATTCCCCCCGAGGGCATTGACTTCAACGTCACCGACGAGGACCGGGAGCGGTTCGCCAAGTGGACGTACTACAAGTGGTGGAACGACTACTACGACGGGCCAGTCTGGGGAGACAAACTGTAATGACCAGCTTCGCAGAGGTAATCAGCAAGGTACTAGAGAAGGACTAGAGGGCCGTAACAGAGGCTTCCCTGTCCCGTCTCTACGCCCATGCACAGGACGGGAACTTCGCTATCGTGTCGGGCTGGCTGTCCTCTCAGCCCCAGGCGGAGAACGAGAAGGCCGACGCTGCCATTCGGCAGGAAATCAGGAATATGGGGCTCGGGTATATCGAGTTAGAGGGCCATTGGGAAGAGAACGAGCCGGAACCTTCCTACTTCGTCCCTGGTATGTCCAAGGCACAGACTGTTTCCATCTTGCAGACTTTCCGGCAAGAGGCGGTCATCTATGCCGGTCCTGAGACGGATGGCAGGGTGTTCCTCCTGTGGTCAAGTGGTGGAGAGGACGACTTAGGAGAATTCCACCCCGGCAAGATCGCACAGGCGTTCTCTTCTTGGAAGGGTCGCACGTTCGTTTTCGAGTCTCTTCCGTCCTCCTGGGCCGGTGCTGTAGGGGCGTCTAAGAAGTTGGGTAGAATCCACCGCCGTAGGTGAGGGGTCGGTATGCGGTTTTCAAGACTTACAGAGTCTACAATAGCGGACAAGCTAAAGAGCGAGTTACCCCCCAAGGCACTCCTCTATCATGGCACCTCGTCTGGAAAAATATCCAGAATCATGGATCGAGGGCTCCAGGTTCCAAGGGGTTCTATCTATGACTACTTAATGCGGGTGGCTCGTGAGACGTTGGACGCGGTAGTAGACTCCCCGGAAGCCATGAGAATCGTGGACAAGTACCTACCCGGATTCAAGCCGGAGGATGCCGCTTCTGATCTCGATTACCAAGTGAGGGACTACATCCACGGAACGCGGATGGCGTATTCTAAGGTAAGCATGGACTCAGACGCCTACATCTACATGGCCCCTTCGTGGAAAACTGCGATTGGGTACGCACACCAAGCTGCCGAGCATGGATCTGAGGCTTACGAACGCGGAAGGGGTGCAGCTATTTTCGCGGTTGCCAACTTAGCCAAAGGGAACTACCACGAAGTATCCGAGATGCTGTGGAAGGTTGCGCCCACACGGTTCTCTGGAGGTGGGAGGGCGATGGTTGTCGCTGCATGGGTTCCCTGGGACGCTACAAACATAGACAAAGACAGGGTGCTGAAGGAAGTGCAGTTAATGGTGGACACCCGGAGCAACCCCCTCTGGCACCTGCCACGAATAGTAAACTACGGCCAAGCGATCTACGACGCATCAACCGGAGGGGAAGTCCTCGTTCACCAAGACATCCCAGCTTCCGACATCTTGTGGGGGACACCGGAGGGGGGCAGCGGCCTCCTAGAGTTTGAGCGGTCAGTAGGGTGGATCGTGGATTTCTAGTCAGGTGGGGTTGACACCCCCTAAAGGTTATGCTAGTGTCTTAGTCGAAGGGAGGAACGAGACATGAGACACGGCAGCTTCCAGAACCTCTTGATGGGCGGCTCCAAGTGCGCCACCGCCCCAGAACCCCCCGCCCCCGGCGATGGGGCCACCCTCCTCTACTGGACGGACAGAGACCCCGCCACGGTGACTCGGATCGAGAAGATCCGGGGCCGCTACCGCGTCTACATCCGGCTCGACAAAGCCACCCGACTCGACTCCAACGGAATGTCCGAAGCGCAGGACTACGAGTTCACCCCCGACCCGGACGCCCAGGAGGAGGAGTGCCGGTTCCGCAAGGGCCGGTGGGAGACGCTGGGAGGTACCGCCGTCGCGTTCGGCTTCCGCAGCAAGTATCACGATTACAGATTCTAGGCGCAGCAGAGCAGGACTCTCCAAGCCCGGACTGACCATCCGGGCTCTTTTTTTCTTGACATGAACCTGATAGTGTGCTAAGGTAGGCACCTACCTGGAGGTGTATATGAACGAAATCACCCTACCCGCTATCTTCTGTTCCGCTGTCCTCGACACGGGAGAGGCGATGCCCCACGCTTTTGAGATCCTACGACGGGGCTCCCGTACATGGAAGATCGGAGCTACCAAAGAGGGGGCTCGGTACCTGTTCTCTGTGGCACAAGAGCTATCGGAGAAGGGAGACACACAGAGGCTCCGAAGCTCATCCGAGCGGGCCATCCTCCGACTGTACGGATTCAAGTTTTTGGAGGACTCCTATAGCCTGGGACTAGTACGCTCCAACCTCTCAGCCCTCAGTTACCTAAAGGACACGGTTGACAAGCTGTCCTCTGTGCCAAGTGAGAAGAGGGCCGTGGCTTTCGTCGTGGACTCCGTTGCAACCGCCGTTCTACAGGCTCTCGACGGGGACGTAGCGCCCCTAACGACTCTCCGAGAGAACCTGACTAAGAACCTGCTGTCACAGGAGTAACCTATGCGATCCTACATGACCGCTGACAGAAAGAAGCTCCCCCATATCCAGGACTTCCTACAGGACAGAATCAGGAAGGTGAGGGAGGCAGAGGAGCGGAGAAAGAAGGCCCGTACTCTCAGGAAGCTCGCCTCTACCAGCACAGAGGTTGACACAGAGCAGTAACCTTGCTAGGGTTACGGTGGAGGTAAGGATATGGACTTCCGAGTGAAGGACTTGAAGGATACTATGCCGGGGTGGGCTCTCATCCAATGGGACCATGACGGCCCCAACGGGTTGCCCAGACGGTCTCTCCAGGTGGAGAAGCCCATTGCCGACCTGTGGGCATCCGCTCCCGAGATGCTTTCGGTACTCTCGACCCTACTGGAGTTTGCCGACCCCTGGAGCGTACCAGGGGACGAAGGTGACATGGACAGGTGGATTGCCGCTGTAAAGTCGGCCAGGAGGATCGCGGATATCCTGTCCTAAAGGGGGGGAGCCATGAAAATCTGGCTTGATGATGACGCATTCAACCCGGACGCACCGGAGAAGCACCCCCCTCCGGGGTGGGTAGGCGTCACGAATACCTCAGACTTCCGGCGCTACTTCATGGCAGACGAAGTGGAGGAGATGAGCCTAGACCACGACTTGGGGGGTACCGAAACGGGGTATGACCTCGTGAAGTGGATCGGGGACCAAGTTCTTTTTCATGGCGCTTTCTTGCCAAAGTGGCACGTTCACAGCCGGAATCCTGTAGGGAGAGGGAATATGGTCGCCTTCCTCTACGCAGTCGAAAACGAAATCCAAATTGGGGCTTGACATAGCAGTAATGCCGTGTTAGAGTTCCCATCGTCGCAGGAAGGGTTCCTTGACAACTCGGAAGTGGAAAGTTTCTCGCGGGGTTGAAGTCGAAGAGGCCGAGACGCCTGACTGTCTATCAGGAGAAAGCGGGTTCGAGTCCCGTCTGCCCCGCCATTTTGACTTCTTTTCCCAGCACAGAGGGCCGTACATGGAGAGCGAGAAAGAGATGCGCTGCCGATCCAGGTAGCTGTCCCCGACGGGGGAACCAACAGCTACGCTGACCGCAAGCGAACTAAATCCGAAGATCCGCACACCCTCAGCGACGGCTGGGCCTGAATGCGGGCGCGAATCTCGCAACTCTGTGTTGGGAAAAGAGGTCAAGATTTTCAACGAAAGGGGAGGTAGCTCAGCGGTGAGAGCGGTTGCCTTACAAGCAACGGGTCGGGGGTTCAAGTCCCTCTCTCCCCACCACAAGAAAGATTTTTCGGCGTCCCTGGTGTAACGGTAGCATTCTTCTTTGTGAAGGAAGAGGCGAGGGATCATCCCCCTCGGGTCGCCCCAATGCCCCCATAGCTCAATTTGGAAGAGCAAGTCCCTCGTAAGGACAAGGTTGCTGGTTCGATTCCGGCTGGGGGCTCCAATCTGAGGGATGTTCGTCTAACGGCAAAGACCCCAGCCTCTTAAGCTGAGCAATCAGGGTTCAAATCCCTGGCATCCCACCATCTACAAGACAGGAGGCAGCGATGCGCGTGTTCCTGGTACGATGTATAACCGGCCCTGACAGCTAGCGGTCAGGACTCTCACCCTCCCGGAAAGCGGGGCAATCAGAGAGGGGAGAAAAAAATAGAGCGGCCAGTCGCCAAAGTAGGGCATCTGCGCGAAACCCCGTACTGGACTGTCGGCAAAGTGGAGACCGGCGGTTTCTGGCCAAGGCGGGAACTCCCACCGCCAAGTGAGGCTCGGGAAGCTGGGAGGTAAAATGGGGTTGGCCCCCCTACAATCCTCCAGAGAGGTACTAGCCATACCGCTCACTCCTCCTCGTAAGGGAGAGAGCAGCGGGTTGATCCGCCCCCTACCTCATTTTTCCTCCGCCCGCATGGCTGGAAGTGGTAGACATGAAACGATACGGACCCTACGAATCAAGACAAGGTTACCTGTTCTGCATTGACATAGACGGACCTGCCCGGAGTGTGGGGTGGTAGTATCAAAGTTGTGTAGTCATGTCAAGCATAATCAAGTGAACATGGGTAAGGCTGGACCGTTCTGTGGCCGCTCCTGTGCAGGAAGATTTAACCAAAGGAAACGAATGCCCGCGTAGCCCAAATGGCAGAGGTATCTCCCTCAAAACGAGAAAAGTGGTGGTTCGAATCCACTCGCGGGCACCATCAATCTTCGGGTAGGTAGCTCAGGGATAGAGCATCCGGCTGTTAACCGGACTGTCGGAGGTTTGAATCCTCCCCTATCCGCCAATCTTTGGGTCTCGCTCAGGGAGCGTCGGGGTCTCCAAAACCCTGACCGCAAGGTTCGAGTCCTTGGAGGCCCGCCAACGGGCGAGTAGTTTAAAGGGAGAACAGTACCCTTGCAAGGTACGGGTGGGGGTTCGATTCCCCCCTTGTCCACCACGGCGCAGAATACAAAGGGTCGCGTACCTAGCCTTTCAAGCTAGACCTAGCAGGTTCAAGTCCTGTCTGCGCTACCAAGCCCCTATCGTCTACGCTAGCTAGGATCGCGGTCTCTCTAACCGCAGAACGGGGGGCAGCACCCCGTAGGGGTACCATGACGCGGGTAGGCCCGGTGGCCAGCAAGGTCTCATAAGCCTTTGCGGAGGGGTTCAACTCCCCTACCCGCAACCAATCAGACAAAACCCCCCAAGGCTATGCTCCCAAGCACCTCAAACCGGGGGGTTACTTCCAAAGCTCTGTGTTTCTAAGCGTGCCCGTCCGGGCAAGGTTACGGCGCTCTTTCTGCCGTAGCGGTGTAACTCCTGACTAGCTACCAGGGTTCCGTCCAATCGCAAGGCAACAGAACGCGGCCCTGTCGCGTGTACCAAACCAATTCGCGCACTCGTTTGTCTGGTGGCACGGGTGGCCTACGTTGGCGGGTCGTACACGGGGGAGGAACCAGACTGCCATTTGCGAGCCTAAACCTTCCCCCCGAACGGGTGCCGCCATCCCGTCGGGGACAATGCTGGTGGACGGGCACACTTAGAAACATCCGAGAAGCAACGAACGTATTGGGGTGTCGCCAAATCGGACAAAGGCACTAGGCTCTGACCCTAGCATGTGGAGGTTCGAGCCCTCCCACCCCAACCAACCCAACTCAGGAGAGGGCAATGGGCGAAGAGAGGAAGATTGACCACCTGATTCAACGAAGGTTCCTCCGTCCCGTTGACGGGCAGGGGGGCGACCTGGATAGCGTGTTCGCCAAAGTGACAGAGGTGGACTACCCCGATGGAAAGGTCAAGTCCATCGACGTAACCGTGCAGCTTATCATCGCGGGTGACCGAATCTACTTGGGGGACTACTACCACGAGCCCGACGGTAGGAGCGTTCTCGACATGAAGAACACGGCAGACGTTCTCCTCGACATCGCAGACACCCTCCAACAGGCGGGCAGGGAAATCTACGACTTGGCGGAGAGAGTCAACCGTGGTCTGCCCACCGCTGAGGACTGAAGCCTCTACGGATAGGCAAATCGACTGGCGACGAAGCCCGCCTCGAAAGCGGAGGAGCTTAACGGCCTTGGGGGTTCGATTCCCTCCCTATCCGCCATTTTCCTGTTGACACCACCTAACGGTTATGCTACATTTGCAATCGAAGGGAGGGACGGACAATGGGATGGGACTTCGGATACGAGAGCAAGGCGGAGACGGTGCGGAATCTTCTGGACCCCGCTCGGTTCGTGGCAGGGTACAAGCCGATCACTCACAAGCTGGTGGGCAGCGACCTCTGGATCGTGGTCGAGACCCCCAGCGGTCAGAACATGATCGTCCTCTACAGGATCGCCACCCGCCGTGGGATGACGGGCTACATGGGGATGCCGGAAAGCTCGGGGCCGTACTACTTCACTTGCCCCCTGTCCTTCCTCGACATGGCCCCGGAGACGAACCCCGAGTGGCGAGCCAAGGTTCGGGCACACCACGCTCGTAACGAGGGCAAGAAGGACATCCGTGTGGGCAGCAAGGTTCTGGTCTACGGGAAGCCCTACACCGTGGTCGGAAGAATTCGCCGCTCGCTGCTGGTCGTGAACGAAGCGGGCCGTCAGTACCGGATCGGAACCCGCTCCGCTTTCCACTGTCAGGAGGCTGCATGAACACCACGATTCCCCTGTCCGACGCTACGATTTCCATTGACCTGACCCGGCCCACTCCCGACGTTCTCGGGTTCTGGAAAGACTTCGCCAACGTCTGTGGTGAGTTCGCTACGGTGAGGGAGGACGGGAAAGTCGGACTTCCCACGACTCTGGCAGCGTTCTGGCATGGTGCGGCCTGTGCTGACAGGCTTCGCCACAAGGCTACGGAAACCACCCGGCGAGCGGGGTCTGCGGACACCCCCGGAAGGTTCCCTCTCCCGTCCTACCAGGACTACCTTGGGCTGCTGGATATGCTTCGACGCCCCGCTACGATGGAGGAGGACAGGTACCACCGGGATGGGTTCGCGTATTGGCTTGACAAGGTTCGTGACTACCCAACCTGGGAGGGTGGACTGTACCTCGACGGGTACTACGACTTCGCATAGGAGAAGGAAATGAACACGAAATACAGCATCCGCATGGAAGGTGCCGACCTCCTGTCAGAAACCTGGGAGACGACATGGGAGGAGTTCGCCCGTGACAACGAGGGAGACGACGATCTTCTCGACGCCGTTTCCTCTCTCCGAGTTGGGGAGTCGGAGGTTTTCGGGGGTGGGGCATCTCCGATTTTCACGATCACTCGTACCGAGTAGGGGGTTGACAAAGGAAAAGTTACTTGCTACACTCCCTACTGTTGAAACGGTCTTTGACAACTAGCTAACAGAGGTTGACCCTCGGCTCCGTAGGGGGTTTTATACGGGCCTGTCACGCTCCAGGCAGAAGGGTGTGGAGCAGAGGTTGGACGGGTGTACCGGGAGTACCGACCAGCCCGACGAGTGGGTACAGTAGGAATGTCGCGTTCCTCCGTGCGACTCTAAAGACGATACGGACGTAGGTGGGGTGAATAAGGAACGGGTGAATACCCAATAAACCCGTTGAATCCCGACATGGTGCGCCGGTTAGCCCCACTAAGCCCCGGCTAGGGAACCCGGTTTGGGAGACCGTAACTAAGGACTGAGGGAGGCGAGCTTCGGCTCGTAGGGTGCGCTTCGGGCTTGGGCAGACACGAGACACCCGCACTCTAACAGGTAGGGGGATTCGGGGGATAACTTCGGGCTTGGATTAGACGCGAGTAGTCCTACCTCTACAGGTTAAGGCCACTACAGCGGTGCAAGGCCGCTGCCGGAGTTCCCGCAGTTTCGGGGCATAGCTCAGCTTGGCTAGAGCGCACGCTTTGGGAGCGTGAGGCCGGGGGTTCAAATCCCTCTGCCCCGACCATTCTCAGTTTTCCAGTCAGCCCACAGCCGGTGGGTACTCATGGGAACGCCTGTTGCAACAGGCCCCCTAGCTAAAACTGTGAGGTTCCGTCTCACACCTACCACAGTACCGGAAATCCCTGAAACCGGCGGGGTGAGACCCGTGATGCGGTTTGAAGAGCGTACTGTGGGCTGACTAGAGAACTGAGGAGTAGGTGCCGCCCCCTCACCTTAACCGTGGGGCTAATGGTGGGATGATGTAGGAAAGACCGGCTTCCCCACCCTATGCCGGTCACTTAGGGGTGTTAGACTCGTAGGGGGCGGGAGCGGGCTGTAACCCCGTCGTGGCAAAACCACCCCCCTGGTTCAACTCCAGGGCACCCCACCAAAAGGATAGGCAAGCCGATAGGTGACGGCACTCGGTTGGAAGCCGAGCGAGGTGTAAAAGCCCTTTAGGGTTCGATTCCCTATCTATCCGCCAACGATGCCCCGGTAAGCACACGCCTGATTCTGTGAACCGTACTTGGGGGAGGTCAGGGGTCCATACTCACCGGACGAAGAATAAAGGGAACGCACAGGTTTTGGGTGGCAAGTCCGGTTGACTCGGGCCGTCTTATAAGCGGCTGTCTGCTGTAGGGTTCGACTCCCTCCCGCCCGACCAAACGAATCCGAAATGCCGAAGTGGTGAAATGGCAGACACGCAAGTCTTAGGAACTTGTGCCTCTGGCGTGCCGGTTCGAGTCCGGCCTTCGGCACCAAACCTCCACCTTGCTTTTGATTTCAGACAGTACCCACTCTCCACGAGCGGGTTTGAAATGCTTCATTGCGGAAACGTCAATCAGGCAAAGGGAGATGCCTCTCTCAGCACAGGCTTGGAACTTCCTGTCGTCATTGTTCTGAATCTGTGCTAACTTTTCGGGACCATAAACAGCCTCAAAATGAAGAGGGCCATTCAACTCAAAAGCGAGTTTTAAAGTCGGAAAGTAAATGTCAAGCTCAGAGTTGATAGCGTCTTTCCTGTTGAAGTGGATTTCCAGGTCAGGGTAAAGAAGAGTCAGTTGCTCCTCTAACCAAACTTCCAGCTTGGATCTTCGGACTCCCACCGTCTTGTGAGTGTTCCGGTAGGTTACAGAGCAGGAGCGAGAACAAAAGTGATTCTTCGACCGGGCGTACTGTGACCAGCACCGCTCTAATTTTTCTCCGCAGAGACTACACACGGTACTAACCTTAAGGCGGTTACCACGGAGGAGGTGGCTAGCCTTAGAGTTACAAGACTGGCTGCAATACTTACCAGCCCGAGCCCACGTTCCACAAAAACCTTTGGCACGCTCCATCGTCAGTAAGTCGTTCTTCCCCCTGAGAAATGGGTTCCCGCAATAGTAACATTCTAGGGGGAGTAAGTCTCGGCTCTTAGCAGACTCAAACTGTTCTTTCGTGTAAAGCGGTTTCATGGCGCCTCCTGCCAGATACAGGAACAGATTTCGTGGGTGTAGCGGTAAAAGGCAGTTTTCGATTCCTTTACCTACCGCCAGTTAGAGGTCGGGTAGCTCAGTCGGTAGAGCGGGGGCCTGAAGAGCCCCGCGTCGGGGGTTCAAGTCCCTCCCTGACCACCAGGGGATGTAGCTCAATTGGTTAGAGTGCGGCTCTGATAAGGCTGAGGTTGAAGGTTCGATTCCTTCCATCCCCACCACTCTAAAGTACCCCTCGCTGCCGAACCGATCCAAAGCGAGTGAACCGGACACCACGAGAGGCAGCGAGGGGGTTTGTCCTCATAGCTTAACGGGATAGAGCTTCGGTTTCCTAAACCGAGGGTCGAGGTTCAAGTCCTCGTGGGGACACCACGTACCTGTCGCCTAACCGGAGAGGGCACCGGGCTTCTACCCCGGCTGTGGGGGTTCAAATCCTCCCAGGTACACCACGATCCCATAGCTTAACGGGAAAGAGCCCCGGTCTACGAAACCGGAGGTCTAGGTTCAAGTCCTAGTGGGATCACCATTGCCGAGTTGCCTGAGCGATGAGGGAACCGCCTGCAAAGCGGTATCAGAGTGGTTTAACTCCACTACTCGGCTCCATACGCGGATGGGGTGTTATGGTCGCATACGGGCCTTCCAAGCCTTGAGGTGCCGGTTCGAGTCCGGTCATCCGCTCCATGTTCCCTTCACCTAACAGAATAGGGTACCGCCGCCTTCGGAGGCGGATGTAGAGGTTTGAGTCCTCTAGGGAACACCACCAATGCTCCCACTTCCGAGAAGTGTCAACCCCTGGTAGCTAGTATCCTATGAGGTCTCCCATAGGACTGTCTCGCTCGAATGAAATTCAAAAAATTGGTTTCTGCGGTGCTTACGGAGTCTCCTGTAGGGATCTCTCGCGGTACAGACAGCTTGGATTGGACATCCAAGGCGCTGAAGCTGTACCACGGCACGGTGTTAGCCAAGGCGAAGCGGTACATCCGGGAGGGGATCAAGGTTCCCACGGCGACGATTGACGCACCCGTACTCGAAATGGCAACGGTGTATTGGGAGAGAGCGGTGGGTTTAGCCCTTGAATCGGGTGTTCCACAGGACGCGATACCGAGAACGGTTCCAGACGACTTGCTCTGGGACATTACCGACGGGTACATCTCCGCTGTACGTGGACACACTACGGGGAGGCTCGGCTTTGATGACAAGGCGATCTACATGACGACGGACTACCACACGGCGAGCGAGTACGCACGATCCGTAGAGGGGTTCGGGTCAGAGTTGCACCTCCAGATAGCCTCCTCCGTTGCCAGCTACGTCAACAGGATCGCTAGGTCTCTTGGGGAAGATGTAGCGGGGGGAGTGTTCACGAATGACCTTTGCCGGTTTGACGGTGACTCAGGTGAGCCGACCGTGATTGAGTGTTGGGTTCCGTTTCAGTCCATCGCCCTCCCCAAGTACGGGGGTAGACAGGGCTTTGAGGTTCTGACTGCCCTGGAGATTGACTTGTTCCCGGAGGGGTTTTACGAAGTCCTCGTCATTGACGATGTTCCTCCGTCGGCTATCGCAGGAATCGTGTAGGGAGAGGTAGTCTAGTGTCAAGCACACTTAGGTACACACAGCGGGACTTTGAGTCAATTCGGCAACAGCTTGTCGAGTTCATTCCGGGGATTACGGATAGGTGGACAGACTTCTCCCAAAGCGACCCAGGTATCGCACTCCTGGAGCTTTGGGCAGCGATTGGGGCACAGCTTGGATTCTACCTAGACCAGAGCGCCCAAGAGGCGTTCCTGCCCACCGCAAGGCAGCGGCGGAACGTCATCAACCTCTGCAAGCTCATCGCCTACAAACTGTCGCACGTAACCTCTTCCACCTCCGTTGTCGAGTTCTCCCTACCGGGGGCCTACCCAACTCGGGTAGAGATCCCTAAGTGGACACAGCTTGCCACACAGGGCGGGGAACCGATCTACTTCGCCACGACGGAATACGCTGCTATCCCCGCTGGAGACACAACCGTACAGGTAGGTGTCAGGCAGGGTAGGGTGGCCACAGAGACGTTCACGACCTCCGGTGTCGCGTCGCAGACCCTTCTACTCAGCGAGAAGATGGTGGACACGCTCTCTGTCGAAGTCATCATTGACGGAGTTCTGTGGCGGCAGGTTGACTCGTTTGTCAACGCACAGGCAGATGATCGTGTCTACATGGTGGACGTAGACCACAACAGCGAGGTCAGGATCACCCTACCAGACGGGTTCTTCGGGTACAAGCCGGGACGGTCGAATACCCCCAATGCCAGCGTCAGGTACCTCGTGTCCGACGGAGTGGACGGCAACCTTGGGATCAACGTAGTCAAAGTCATCATAGACGACATTACGGACTCCGGCGGGGTTCCCGTTTCCGTCTCCGCAACCAACGTCCAAGCTGCTACGGGGGGTGCCGACCAGGAGACCATCGAACACGCCCGTAAACAGGCCCCAGCGGAGCTATCAGCCCTTTTCCGGGCCATGACCAAGGGAGACTTCATTGCGCTGTCTGAGGGCTTCCCAGGCGTCGGGAAGGCCAATTGCTGGGGTGAGCAGGAATCAGGCCCCCCCAACTACGACCTGTTCAATTGGGTTATGATCGTCGTGTCTCCCGAAGAGGTGACACGGGAGGCCCTGCTAGACGACCCCGTGAACAACGGGAAGCTGTCCGACCAGCTAAAGACAGACCTGTTCAAGTTTTTGGAGGAACGTAGGACGATCACCACTCGGGTCAAGTTTCTCGATCCCGTCTACGTCCCGATTGACCTGAAGGCTACCCTGTACTACGAGAAGGGGGTATTGCCGAGTGTGGTCAAGGCGGGAGCCGAAGAGGCCATCCTGGACGCCTTCAGCATGGACAACGCGGTGTTTGGGAAGGAAGTCAGGAAGAGCAACGTCTACAGAATTTTGGATTCCGTAGATGGGGTGGCTTGGGTAACCCTGACCGAGTTCTCCTCCGACGAGCCAGACACTATTGTAGAGTCTGTGACTCTGAAAAACTACGAGCTTCCGTATCTACGCACCCTGACCCTCACAATGGAGAGGGCACAGGACGTTCCTGCAATCGCTACTTCGTACCCCTGCCCGCCAGAGGTACCCATTCCCGTTGACTGAGGATCGCCATGAAGAGAGCTAAGAAGTCACAGTTTGAGAAGATGGTAGAGAGCCACCTCCTGCCCAAGCCCCCCGAAGAGAATTGGGGTTTTGACCTCTCGGTTTGCTCACCGGACAACTTCACAAAAGTTCTCTCTATCATGGGAGCTACACCGGATGGTATGGTTCGGAGCCCGGAGGGGTACTTCGAGTGGTATGGAGACTTCGGAGTAGTGGTCACGGGGAACAACCCCTACACGGGGGAGTACATGAGAGCAGGAAGAGACCCGGAGGTAGGGTACTGTTCTTACGTCGGAATCTCCGGTGACAAAGATGCAGTACGGGCGGCGGCGGATGCCTTCCGGTCGCTGGCGGACTATACCAAAGACGAGAGCCCCCATTCTCGTGACTTCATTTGAGGAGTAAAGCATGGGCAGACTATCCACTTACGCAAAGAACAAGTTCCTCGACCATATCACAGGGCGAGCGCAGTTCGCTTTCCCTACTGTATACCTCTCGTTGTATAACGGTGACCCGGAGACCACGGGGACGGAGGTAACAAATCCGGGCACGGAGGGGTACGCTCGTCAGGTAGCCACCATGAATGCCGCAGAGTCGGGCGTGATCGACAACGCCGCAGCGGTAACTTGGGGGCCTGCACTCGTAGAGTGGGCGGAGTGTTCCTTCGTTGGGGGCTTTGACGCCGCTTCGGGAGGGAACCTACTGTTCCTAGACGAGATCGACGTAGCCAAGACAGTTGCTATCGGGGACTATTTCCAGATTGACCCTGGTAGCATGGTCATTACCGTTACGCAGACAGAGCCGGGACTGTAACGTATGGCTTCCCTATCAGCCTCCATACGTAACGCCCTCATTGACCACCTGACGGGAACTGCTACCTACACCCCCCCTACGTTCTACGTTGCACTCTACACGGGTGACCCCGCTGTTGCTGGTGTGGAGGTGACCACTCCAGGGACGAACGGGTATTCCCGGCAATCTCCCGGTCTAGGAGCAGCATCGAACGGGTTGGCCTCCAACGTGGCCGATGTAGTGTTTGGTCCTGTAGATACCGCGAATTGGGGGAACGTAACCCACGTTGCCACATTCGACGCCGCTTCCGGCGGGACTTTGCTGTGGGCCGATCCAGTAACCGAGTGGGTTATGCCTATCGGAGCCACCTACACCATCTCCACAGGAAAGTACCGCGTAAGGATCTCGTAACTTGGCAACCCGCTTCTACTTACGCACTACGAACCTCACCGGAAAATCCCTGGTTGGTGGTTGGGATCAGGATAGGCGTCTCCAGAACCGCGTCATTGCCCCCGGACAAAGAATCCTCACACAGTCGAGAACTAAGACTGGGTTCTCATTGGCAATGAACAACGTCGTAGAAGATTCCAGGAAGAACACCGCCATGTTCCTTCTGGAGTCTCCCCCCCTAGCCCCAGGTCAGACAATTGACGGGACAGTTACATCGCTGTGGGAGTGTGCCCAAAACACGTCGGGATCGATTTCCGCGCAAGCCTGCGCCCAAATATTCGTAGGTATCGTAGACAGGAACGACCAGCTTCTCGCCACTTTGATTCCTCTGAAGTCTGGATCGGTGAGTAGTTTGTGGACTTCAGGGTCTACGAAGAGATACTTTGCTTGGGCACAGTCTGTAGGTTCCACCATAGGTACACCTGTACTTATCGACCCGTCGTGGGACGCGCCAAGACTTCGGGTTGAGGTCGGAGTCAGCCAGCAGAACACGTTAACTGGAAACGCAACTTACGGTCCCTGGATCTATGGTACTAGCAATAACGCTTCCGACCTGTCTGGGGCGGATGGTAACGGAAGCTACACGAGCTACAACGCTTGGGTAGAGCTTAGTGACGACATTCTGTTTACAGCCGACGTAGAAGTCACTAGCGTTTCCGACTGCGACGTATCAGGTCGGGGTAGCTACTACTCAGAGCAGGCCGGTAGGCACTATGTAACTGCCCACGATCCAACTATTCACCAGATGGAATCGGGGGTGGCTACCGACTTCACGGAAAAGTTGACAACGGACGACCTCTTCTTAGACAGGGGGGAAGAGGTATTTGCGTTTATCGGTGGTTCCACCTGTGTCAATTATGGGTCAATCTACGACACGGTTCAAACGCACGTTCAACTGCGAGCGCAAAGTGAGGGCGGTGAAGATGTAATTACCTACCACAGGGTAGGGGGTGTCCCGGAATGGTATGACTGGACGGGATTGGGCGGAGTTGCTGTCTACGAAGCGAAGTACACGGGGAACCACAAATTCTCTTTGTGGATGGCAAAACCCCAAAACGACGGAGTTGGTCAGTTTAGGGATGCTTCTATTGTGGTTTTTCGCAGAGAGCTTGGGGATTTAGTAGCCAAGTCGGAAACCACAGCAACTCACGGGGTTGGGACCCACACACTACTGACTCTTGACCTCCCACCAAACCAGTCGTTCTTTGTCATGGGATCGGTCATAAGCTCTAGAGCTATCTCTACAAACGGACAAGCCAACTACGCAATCAAAAGTGGCGCTGAAACTCTAGCATTGCAGTTTGGGTTGGACGCGATCTTTTACGGTGGCTCCAATATTCCGTTGACCCAAGAGAGGCAGGTGATTTCTCCGTTCTGTTTTGTGGAGACAGGTGCAGAAGGTAAGACGATCACTCTGGATAAGATTGTTCTCACTTCTTCCTTCTCGTCTCACTCCGCGTATCTAGTCGCTATCCCCTTTGACAGGATCGGAGGCATCCAGAGGCAGGAGCTAGCTGACCCGGCAAAAAAATACGCACCCCCCGGGACGTACCCCGTTATATCCCACACTACTACCCCGGGCATGGGCAAGGCGTTGGTTGTTGCTGGCCCGAGAAATGGGATGTTGACTTACGGACAAGAACTATCGATCTACCTTTATCAAGATAGAGAGAGGAAGGGCGGTGTCCAGAGAGCGCAAGGTCGAGGAAGTACAACCGTTGGTGTCAGGGCAATAACCCTCGTCTATCCTTACACAGAGGATGGTCTGGAACACACCCTAGACTTGGAGGTCTACAACAATTCCGCCGTAACGAACCAATTCCAAGGGGTAACTAACCCAGCGATCTACGTGCTTTCTCTTGACCACGTACCCACAATCAACAAGGGTGACGTAGACATAGAGGCCCAAGTCAACGTGGACATTGACGGGGACATCCCCGTTATGACGGTTATCCACGACGCGGGTGAGGTAGGCGTAGAAAGTACCGTTGACGTTGCAGTATCCCCTCTCGTTATTCGGCAGTCATCTGTCTCCGTAGAGGTTGACCCCTACGTCTTGATTGAGCCGGGGGTTATCCGAACGGCGGGGATCGACGTAGAAGCGGCTGTCAACGTAAGCATCTCCGGTAAGGTCATTCAGCGGAGCCACTACTTCCGGGACAACCTACTTCGCTTCCTACCCGGCGAGTTCGCGTACCAGGACAGGAGCATTGGAGACCTAGAGGACTTCCTCCAGGTGGTATCCCTCTCGATGGACGAGTTTGATTCGTTCATTGAGGAGTTCACCACGATCTTCGACGTTGACACCTGTGAGACCAAGTACCTGCCCTACTTGGCTAAAATGATCGGGTACCCACTCTCCGAGAGAGACGACGAGGACTCACAAAGAACACAGCTTAGGGAAGCGGTATCGTGGTACAAGAGGAAGGGTCTAACGGAGTCCTTCCGCATCCTGTTCTACTCCCTTGGCTACGTCATCAACCTTGTGGAGCTTTGGACGAAAGACTACGAGACGTTCCATAAGTACCCCGGATCGTTCCTCCCCAGGGTGTTCCGAGCGGAGGTTTTCGGTACCTCATCCCCAACGGTCTCTGTGTCGTCCAATACGTGCGCTCTCCGAATCCGCATTGATGGGAGCCCCGCAGTAGACATTCGGTTGACACCGGAGGTATCCAAGCCTTTGGATACGATTGCCCAAGAGATTCAGGTCAAGCTGGTAGACGTAGGCGGGCAATGCGTAGTGGAGGGGGGGAAGCTCGTTATCCGCTCGCTGGAGTCGGGTCAGGAATCTTCCGTCCGTCTAGAGGACGTTCCCCTGTCCGCCTACTCCATCCTTGGCCTGTACCCAGGAACTTGGTACGGATTCAACCCCGTGGTGCCAGACGACTTCGTAGACCTGAAAGAGAACGGAGGGGCTTGGTACAAGAGCCCCCACTTCGGGATCGAAGTCTTTGCTATCAAGGACTACGTTCTCGATCCAGAGGAGTTCTGGTACATCCGCGACCGTATCGAGCTTGTCCGCCCTGCCCATACGGTTCTCGACTGGATCGACTACGTGAAGGCGCTGGCAGACACCTTCTCTGTTTCGGAGAGCGACTTCATTGCCGAACTCACTCCGGGGCAGATTGATGTTTGGCCGTTCCCTATCTGCATTGACCGGGGTGAGAACTCACAGTTTGAGTACCTGAGAGACGGTCTCGTACCGAATCGGAGTGAGGTCACACGAGTCGAGTACCAGCACTACCGACTCGTCATTGACACCGCCCCACGACGGAACCAGTTTGAGTACGAATACTACATCCTCTCCCGAGACTCGGAAACCGGGCCTACCCCCATGCCTACGCGGGGTGAGCTTCACTACTACCGAGACGGAATGCCCATTGGAGACCCCAAGCGCGACTCTTGCGGGTACGACGTAGAAGAGGTCAATATCCACGTGGCTTGGGAAGAGGCGCAGTCGTGGTGCATTGCGCTCTACAGAGACGGTGGGGCCAAGTATCGGGATCAACCTGACACTTGGTACAGAGACGGGTCATTCACCCTTGTCACTAGCAGAGACCCCTACTACCTTGACAGAGACGGTCTGGATATGCTATTAGATCGTAGCGGTTGCTACCCACCCCTTGACGCGGATCTTGGCCTCCTCTTCGAGCGGCCAGACTTGCCGGGTGTGTGGTTCACGAGTCTTGACGCTATGTCCGACCCTGAGTCGCTTGGGATCACCGAGCTACTTCCACAACCCGGAGAGGATGGTCCGGGGATCTAGGAGCCCTACCGTGAGACTTCGTAACCTTTTCCTCGTGGGAGCCTTGCTCCTACTGATTTCCGCTACCCCCGGACTTGGGGAAGAGTACGGGCACTACTTCTCCGTCGTTCGGGACACCACAGGTGCAGCCGTAGAGGCGGCACAGGTAACTGTGTATCTTGCCGGGACAAACACCCTGGCGGTCATTTACTCCGACGACCAGGGAACCCTCAAAGGGAACCCCCATACATCCGATGCCCAAGGGAACTATGACTTCTGGGCGGCACCGGGACTCTACAAGCTGTCGATCACGAAGCCGGGGGTTGGGGCTGTCGTAACGGACAACATCCCTGTAGGAACTCAGCTTCACGCGGATTCCCACAAAGAGGGTGGCACCGACGAGATAGGGTTGAACGACTTGGCGGGTACGCTGTCCTCAGCCCGGATCGAGGACGGAACGATTCTGAGTGAGGATATCTCCGCGACGGCGGGGATCGAGGAGTCCAAGCTGTCTTTGAACTTCCCGACGCACTCCAACGCGAATGACCCGTCCTCCAACCAGAAAGCGGCCATGTCGGGCACCTCTGGTCTACCCAACAACCTGAATCGGTACGTCACCTCCCAAGACCCCCGCATGACGAATGCCCGGACTCCATCCGCCCACGCGGCAAGTCATGGGGCAGGGGGTGGAGATCCCGTTACCATAACACAGGCGCAGATCGCCAGCCTAAACGTGGGCACAGACCTGACCGCAGACTTGGAAGAGGAGTCCCACGCTTCCGAGCATGAGCTTGGGGGCGCTGACGAGGTGGACGTTGCGGGCCTGTCGGGCGTCCTAGCTGACCCGCAGACAGTCGAAGTCCTACGGAGTGGGGTGTCCATAGCCTCCCGCTCGAAAGTGAACCTCATACCGGGAACCAACGTCACCATGTCGGTGGTAGACGATGGGACGAAAGTAGACGTAACGGTAGGTGCCAACGTACAGGCGAGCGGCTTGTCCTTCTACGAGGGTTTGGGTCTCGTGCAGGGGGACACCACTAAGCTGACTTACGGAGTCGGGTTTGACCTGACTACGCCCTCCGCCTCAGAGGTACAGGTTGACCTTGACCTATCGGAGATCACGGTTTCCGCAGACGAGATCGGGGGCATCCCCGCCAACTCACCCCCCGCAGACGGCGACGTTCTACAGTATGTAGTAGGGGATGGGGAGTGGGTACCGTCACAGATTACGGTAGACGTTCAAGAAGAAAGCGTAAGCATTGGGAGAGTACAGTCCCTAAACTTTGGGGTAGGCTTTGATACTACTCTTTCTGGCACCGATGCGGATATAGACCTTGATTTATCTGAGGCCACCATACCGGAGATCGTGGTGTCCAAAGATGACGGGGTGGCAGTCGTTACCTCAAACACCTTAGATTTCGGAACGGGCCTAGTAGTAACCGATGTTCTAGGGGAGGCCAAAGTAGACGTAGACCTATCCTCCCTTTCCCTATCGGCAGAGTTGATTTTCGGCAATGACATTGACTCAGGAGCCGCTACCCCATCGGACGGGGATATCCTGAAGTGGTCAGCAGCCGGTAGCGCATGGGTACTGACAGACGACGTTTCCGGGTCAACCGCATCCGTTAACGAGGAAGGGACGGAGGTAGTCCCCGTCGTGACTAGCCTAGACTTCGGTGCCGGGTTTGACGTTACGGAATCCCGCGGGGAAGCAAACATCTCTCTTGACCTAACGGAAGTTTCAGTCGTAGCAACAGGTTTGAATGGCACCCTAGAATCCTACGGAGTCCTGATTGACGGGCAACCATCCGTTGGGGACGCCCTGGTGTGGACAGACAAGGAAGTTTTCAATACCGGTTCCCCATCATTTCTCATTGTTGGGTATGATTCTACTTTTGATCCGTACAGTTATATATCACCAAAATTGGCGTTCCATCCGGAACAATTTGTTTTGACTACTATAGATCAGGACGGGAATTATTCTAGTGTGTCTTTGAGAGATGATGGTATAACGACCAATCACATAGATTGGGGGTTGGGTCCTGGGCAAGTTCAACTTTCTCAAATTCCCGGATCAATAATTGCTGCACAGATTTCTGATCCTCTTACTGATGCCCAAGTAGAAAATAATTTAACCATCTCTTCGAGCGGTTCCGTAGCGGGGGGGGCAATCAAGTCAGGGACGGTGGCTCCCACCTACCTTGGTGACGTAGCGGTGGAAACGAAGAGCATCATCATCCCGTATCCGCTGCCATCCTCCAGCGTCGGGTACCTCTACTTTCCCAACGTCGCTGCGATCACACGAGTCTCTGCTAGAACGAGGGGGGCTAGCTGTAACATAGGGTTCAAAGTGAACGGAACGGCTGTCCTAGCCTCCGACCTCACCGCCACTACGTCTGGAGCTACGACTACGACTATCGCCAACTCCGCGATAACCGCTGGAGCTTGGGGAGAGTATACCATAGGTGCATCCTGCCCAAGCACCGTAACGGAAGTGACAATAAATGTTACGTATCGCATTGGCTCTTAGCCTCATCCTGGTCGCCTCAGTAACGTGGGGGATTACCCAAGTCGGGTACCCCAACGTGGACTTAGGGGGCAAGGTGTGGAAGAGCTACCCCGCGTCTGGATCGGCATTTGCGAAGGTGGATGAGTCCCCTGGTTCGGGGGACGCTGACTACATTTTCGCAGACACCGCCGCGACGATACAGGTACTTGGGGTTGCTCCGCCAGCGATGGGGGGTTCCTTTGCAGCATCTCCCGTGGTAGTGACGATACGAGCGGGATCAATCGGGGCGTCTACCACGTTGGAGTACATCGTCAAAACAACGAACAACGTAGTTCTGGCATCTGGTACGGTGGGGGTAACGTCCACTCCGTCCAATATCCTAGCCCTAAACGGCACCCTTGTCCGGGCGGAGGATCTTCCGCTCAAAGTGTTAGTAGCAACAACCTCGTGCGCCCCTTGCACGCTAGCGGTCTACTCGATTGAGGCGCAGTATGCCAACATCGTAACCCGCGCACTCATCGTCTCATAGGAGGAGACACAATGAAGAAGATCGCACTTTTCGCACTCATCCTACTTGTTCCGGCCCTTGTGCTGGCACAGGGGGAGAGAACCCTCACCCGCAACCTGTGGGAGAACCTACGGGTCACGAGCGTTGAAAACATGAAGGTTTGTAACGCTTCGAGCCTTGGCTCCATCACCATTATCAACGACGGTGACACGGCTACGGACTGCACCACGGGTGATGGTGAAGAAATTGTTATCTGTCAATGCGACGGTTCGGCTTGGGCTGCTGTTGTTCCTGCCACTCCCGACCTCGATTTCGTTGCTCTTGCCCCCGGTTTCGAGGGTGAGCTTTGTCTTTTCGACGGTGACCTTGGCGAGATCACGGGGTCTAGTGTTGAACTTAGCGTAATCGTGCAAGAGGGGTATCCCACCGTAGCGATAATGGAAACGCCAACCAATACAAATTTTTCCTTGCGAGGCGCTGTTCTTCATTTCGAGGCGGAATCAAGTATTAGTATGGGCGTAGACAACGGAAACTCAATTTTTGGTTTGTTCCGGGAGGGGGTTGCGGTTCCCCGTTATGAGATTTACATTACCACAGGGGATAACGATAATATGCAGTTGCGTTTTGACGATAATGGTTTTGCTCTGTTTGGAGAAGGTGCTACCGCTGATGTAAATTTCTCTGCCACCGGCGTGGTGACCGGGGCCACCGGGCTCCAGACCGCAGCGCAGGAGCTCCCGACCTGCAACGCGGGCGCGGCTGGAAAGATCATCTTTGAGGCGGTTACTACCACGTTCTGTGGCTGCGACGGCACCGCCTGGGTGAACCTCTCGACCGGCGGCACGGACACGAACGGCGAGTGCGGATTCACTTCGTAGTTCTCCTGGCTATGCTCCTGGCCTCCCCTGTTCTCGGGGGAGGCTGGGGGCTTTCCCTTGGCCCCTCTATTGTAGCTAGCAACGGATTGGGCTACGAATCGCCTTACGGAGGCGTCGTGGTCCTTCTGGAGGCCGAGAAGAGTGAATGGCGGGGTGAGGCTACCTTTGGCCTTTCCGCGTCCCACAAAGCCGGTTTTGACGAAGGCTTTGGGGTTTCCGCTGTGGTAGACGTAGCGAGAGCGGTAGGGGACTTTGAGTTTGGGTTGGGGGCAAGGTGGAGCCACACGACAACCCCCATCTGGTTCAAGAACACACTTACCCCGAGAGCTTCCATATCTTGGAATCAATCCTGGAGACACAGGTTGACGGCTTACTACGAAGGGAAAGACACGGTAGGGGAAATCAAGCGCGTAGTAGGTGCTGAGTCCCGGTATCGGGTTGGCAGGAAATGGACAACGAAGAGCTTCCTTGAACGAGTTGGGTTTGACCAAAACGGAAAACCGGGAAGCGGTTGGGTACTCGGGGTAGGGGTACTGTTCCCCTTGTGGGGGTCGCTATGACAAAGTTTGTCAACTACGCACTCATCCTGGCCTGTATCCTTTTGGGGTACGGGTGGGCCAAGTCCTACCTGACCGGGCCGGATATACAGCAAGTCACCGTCTACAGGACGAAGCCATCCCCCAAGGTCGCGCCAGAGACGAAGGCTTCCGAGAGGATGCAGGAAGAGACTCGCTGCGTCCAAGTCGAGGTCAAGAAGCCGACCCTGAAAGAGCTAGAGGCGATTGCCAAGAAGTACGAGGCCCCTAAGCTCACGATCAATTGGCCAGATGCCACCCTCCTCGGAGAGTACGAAGTCCCGAAGATGCCTTACGGCGGAACGACAGCGGTTGTGGTAGAGGGAACCACCCCTACGGTGGTCACCCTCCCGAAGCCGAGACCGTTCTTTGAGCTAGGGGGTATGCGAGAGGTAGGCATTGGGGTGGGGGTAGGAAGCTACTCCCCAACGTGGCGAGGAAAGTTCCGCCAAGATTTGCTTCGCGTCGGGCCGGTCATCGGCACGATTGAGGTCTCGTCTACAGGGTACGGCTCACAGTCGTATTGGAGCGCCCTACTAGAGGCCAACGTAAGGTTCTGAGGAGGTAGGCATGGGAGTCGAGAGAGAGGGCGGTGACGCTATCGCCCACAAGCTGTTGGGGCGGAATGTCACGGACACCTCGTTCATTGACTTGGAAACAGACCCCTCATGGGCAACGGAAAAGAGGGGTGGGTCCGCGAACTTGGATATGATTGCCAATGCCGGGGCTCTGCTGTGGGACAACCGGAATCGGGGCGAGTGGGTAAGATCGTGGGAAAACTTCTTTGAGCAAGAGAAGTCCACGTTTCAAAGGTCGGAGCCGTGGAGCATCATCTACTCTGGATGGCACCTGATTCCGGTACTGTCAGTCTACTGGTGGAGCAAGAGGGAGCCGCACCAGGGGTTGCTACAAGCCTCAAAAAAGTGGCTTGAAAACTACTGGGCTCTAGCTTCTTTGGCAAGTGCTACGCTCGGGAACAAGCCATACCTCTGCCTATCCGGGGCTAGGTCATCCGGCGTACCCCTGGACGTTTGGTACTCCCACAGGGCGGCGTGGTGTGAGGCCCTCGGGGTAGAGTGGGGGACGCCAGAGTCAAAAGACCCAAATCGCGCGTTCTCTATCGACCCGACGAACGCATGGTGCGATATCTCCATCTCTCGCCTTAGTGAAGAGATCCGGGAAACCTCGTCTAAGTTTGTGAGTTGGATGCGCCAAGGTGAGTGGGAGAAGATCATCGAAGCCGCCCCCAAGTTTGGAATGCGGGGTGGCGGTAACCTTTACAGAACCCGGAACGGGGTGTGCTGCTGGTTGGAGAGGGACGTAAACGGAAACACGGGGGGTGTCCTTGCCCTCAAAGTGCAAGGTAACCGGGTTGACTCCATGCCCCCCAACGGAGGCCCCCATTGGAGGCAGAAGCCTACACACGCTACCTGTGAGCGGGACGGAGACTTCCTCCGCTATGAAAGTCCCCACGCCGAGCTAGGGAAGCACACGCTCTACCTCCCACCTGGAGAGGTTCTGTTTCATATCCGAATTGGGGAGACTTGGGAAGTCATCGAGCCGAAGCCACAGGCACCCGACCCAACACCACAGCCCCCAACCCAAGGACAGACTCCGACCCCCACGAAACCGAAGAAGCGGAGGAACTGGTTCGTTCGGTTGCTGAGGAAACTGTTTGGCAAAGAGTAGTCTGTGCGTCCGGTGGGACTCTCGCTGCCCTCTCCCTTATCGTGGTGATAAGACCACCGGACGCTCAGTTTCCCCCACTATGTTGAAGAAGCACTACCGACCACGCTGTATCAAGTGAAGCTACGGAGTACCCAATGGACAAAGTGAAAGCGTTTCTCCTGAAACTGTTCTACACAGTTTTCAAACCGAACCTGTCTGAAATCGTCGCACAGCCCCTAGCAAAGAATCCTGGAGTTGTCGAGTTTTCCAAGTCCTACACAGACGGCGGGTCTCTGCGGGAGTGTATCCGGGCATCTATGTCGGTGACCCCTGGGGCAGCGGGTGACTTCACGAAGGCAGACGCGGCCTATCAGGAGTTCAAGGAAAAGCTGGCATCCATCCTAGAGGACATTGACGAGACGAGAATGCTCGACTTGGTTGCCAAGCTCGACTCGTTCAAAATCCCGGATGGTGACGCCGACCCGACGAATGACGTTGGCCTTGGCCAGCTAATCACAGAGATTCTGGCAGAGGTCAAGAGGCTGTCTGAGCTATGAGAAGTCTCGGGGACGCATTCCGGGCACTAGAGGACGGAAAGGTAGGTGGGCTCGTGACGTACATGGAAGATCAAGCTGCCGAGCCGAGAACGGAAATCGTCCTGGAGGTGAGGCACGCCGATGGCCGAGTGGAGACATTCGACCTCGGTGGGAACATCATTACGAACCTTGGCCGGTCTAACATGGCCCACCTCCTAGCCGGGGACGACGTAGCGAACCGTCGTGTCCACTCGGCCAAGTTCGGGGATGGTGGGCACAACCCAAACAACCCAACACAACCCCTACTCCCCACCTCCTCAGACGTTGCACTCTTCGGGGACACGATCATTGAGAAGCAACTGGAGTACGAGTTCCCCGATGGAGTAGCGGGAACGAAGGTGGCCTTCCGTTGCACCGTAGACGAGGACGAGGGGAACGGAGCGGGCGCACAGGCTTACTCGGAAGTAGGACTCTACGACCTCGACGGGCGAATGCTGACACACAAGACGTTCGGCCTGATTACCAAGAGCAGCGCATTCTCCCTAGCGTTGCGCTACACGATACTGTTCTAGTACGGTTAGGAGCCAAGGATGGCGACGATCAAGACCTCGGATGCAGACGCAAAGCTCTTTGCTCCGACTGACCCCTACTTCTACACGGTGGACAACAGGCCACTCCGAGAGCTAATCACGAACGACCAAGCGGTCAACGCACAGGTAGAGGACATCGTAGAGTCCGACTGTGAACTGATTCAAGTGGTCATGGAGACCCCCACGGCACCGGAGGACTTTATTGGTGGTCCCCATTGCGTTCGGGACATTGGGGAGATCGTCCGGGTTGCCGTTAGCGTGGGTACTGCGGGGAACGCAGACGCATTCCTCGTAGATGTCAAGGTGGACAACGTAACGATCTTCACGACACCGGCCAACAAGCCCGTCCTTTCGTTTGACGACCCCGACAAGCTGGCGATTGTGTCAGAGGGTTCGATTGAGAACGGAAACGTACCAGAGAACGGCGTCCTGACAATCCACTTGGAAGCCGTGCAGGGAGGAACCCCCCGGTGGCTTCGGGTTGCCGTTTGGGTTCGTAAGGTGCAGTCCGGTTACGACGCTGGAGACTACTGAGCGGGGACGGTGCAGTTTCCTGACCTGCAATACTTAAAAGGAACCGTGGATGGCAACCATCAAGTCCACACCCGTTGAAGCGCAATTCTTTCAGGCTACAGACCCGTACCGCTTCGACGTAGACAACAGGCCACTAGAACACCTCCTCAATAACGACGTTGCGATCAACGCCGAGTTGGAGGCTGTTCGGGATGAGGTAGTCCAGGCTAGGACAGGACTCGTTTCAACGTACCCGTCCCTTGACCACCGCTTGGACGCCTTAGAGGACTCCATCGGCGCCTCCGTGTCCATTTCCTCCGTAGAGGATCTACAGGGGCACCAATACGGCGACTTCATTTCCAACGCGGAAGCAATCCGAAGGGCGACCCCTTCCGGGTTCCTCGACCACAATGGGATTGCCGACCTTGGGCTTGGAGATGCCTACGACGACTTCGGGGCCATTCGCACCTCTTCTACGCTGTTTGATGGGTACCAAAACTCGTTCCTCCTGTGGGCGGCTTGGGGCTCCGCGTACCGCCCCATCCGAAGCGTTGTCAACGGGTGGATCGTTCGCCTATTCAACGAAAAGGCAGGCACACCGACTACGGAGCCGCCAAACCACGTTTCGATCCACCTTGGTAGTGCGCCAAACACGGGCAAGTACACGAACTTTGCTTTCCTAGAGGTGTGGCTCGAAGAGGTGGATTCGGAGTCCCCGACTTTCTACAAGTACGGTGCGGTAAACACTCTTGCCGACCCGCCAACGGTAGACGACCACCTCCACCCAGAGGTTATCCATACCGTAAAGGCAATGGCAGTAGGTGGGAATTGGATTCAGCTACGTCACAGAATCCGTGTCATTCAAAACGTAGACCCTGCCGCAGCCCCTTACGGGTACAGCGCCAGCGTAGAAGCACAGGGAGCCCAAGGTGCCCCTGTGGGCGGGTATGCGTTCACGAATATGTTTTCCGAGATTGACGACGCTGGCCTTTGGCGGGCTGGCGCGGGTGACCAGACATCTAAGGACGACCTTGGTACTTATGACGGGTACGTCTACTCCATTCCGATTGCTCTTGTCCACCGTAGGAACTCCGACTCCTACAGGATCAACAACCAGAACGGTGCCCGCCTAGAGGGAAGTGCCGACTCTGGGTATCACAACTCAGGGGTCTCCGGTCGCCCCGACGGTTTGTACTATGACATGATCGACCAGAGGGACGTTCTCGACCTCCGGCACAAGATTTCTTTGTCGGGTGTGGACTTGGCCTCTATCCAGCAACAGACTTGGCAGCTTCTCATCCGGGGCGAGCTAAGGACAAACTGGAAAGAGCTTCGGTACGACTACAACAACGACGACACCTGGGAAGGTGCCTCCGTTTGGGGCCACACCCTAACCGTCGTAGACGAGATCGGGGCCTCTGCAAACGCGGGTACGAACCCCATGAGGGACAGGGCGGTGTCTACACAGCCCGTCTCACAGCCCGACGGAATCCGCGTGTTCTGGAGCAAGACTCCGACTCTCCAGCCCGTGAAGTTCACGTTCAAGCAAGGCGACCCAGCCCTAACAACCCCGGCAAACCTCGTGACGTACAACCCCGCGTCGGAGACATTGACGTTCAACGCGGCGGCTCTACCCTCTGCCGGTACAGGTGGGGTTAAGGTGGGGTCTAACCCGCCACTCATTATGAAGGTGGACGACCTTTCGAGCCAACCGGCCTTCCGGGTGTCCGGTCTCGGAACACAAACGGCAGCTATCACGCTAACGGGGGCCAACCTCGTCGCTGCGGCAACCTACGTCGGGGTCATTTACCTCATCTATCCGGGGGGCTCTGGTCTAGAGTACCCGTACAAGCGCATCCTGAGCCATGAGGTAGACGACCAAGGGATCACTACCTACAAGTCGCAGCAGTACGGTGTGACAGGGAATCCTAGCGATTCCCCTGGGTACCTGTCCAACCCAATCAGCGTGTCCAGGATGTCGGACGGTACGCTCGTGGTATGCGACCAAGCGAACCACAGAATTCTCACAATGGACCCGACTGACCTCTCTGTAACGGGGCAGTTCGGAGTCACAGGTGAGGCCGGGGTTGACGACGCCCACCTTGACTCCCCCACAGGGGTAGGGGTCAATACAGTAGACGACTCGATCTTCATTTCTGACACGGGAAACGAGCGGATTGTCAAGCTAAACTCCTCCCTGGTTAAGCAAACAGAGTTCGGGGAGCCGGGGGTGTCCGGGGCAGACAACTCGCACACGAATCGACCACTCCACCTTGTAGTAGGTGACTACGTTTACGTGGCGGACAGTTTGAACCACCGGGTTCTCAGGCTGTCAACGAACCTAGCCTATGTCTCGCAGTTCGGGACAACCGGAACCCCATCGTCTACGACCCTTGGATTGAACTCCCCTACCGGAGTAGCTATTACCCTATCTGGGTTTGGCCCGTCTATCTGGATCACGGACACGGGAAACCGGAGAGTCGTGGTTCTCGACGCCTCCATGACATTCCAGTACCAGATCCGAGCGGAGGGGTCGGGCAGGACGTTGAACCAGGAAGGCCCAACGGACGTTGCTATCGACGCAACCGGCAACATCTACATGAGCTTCGGGGATTACCACGTTATCCAGAAGTACAGCCCTGAGTACATTCTCCTAGCGCAGTTTGGCACGTATGGGCAGTCAGGCAGCACGAACCTTACCCTTGACCACCCGTCCGGTCTCGCCATAGACGACACTCGCGGGTGGATCTACTGCGCCGACGCATTCAACCACAGGGTTATCCGGCTTACTTTAGCCAACCTGTCTTACGTCTCACAGTTCGGGGTAACGAAGAACACCTCCGTACCCCTGGCAAACAGGTGTGGGACTCCATCCGACGTAGCCTTGGATGACAACGGTGACCTCTACATTGCAGAGAACAGCGGCCATTGTGTTACCAAGGTTCTGAGGACGAACATCTCTACCGCCACAGACCGATTCTGCACCGTATGGGGACAGTCCCACCCAGACACTTCGACGGGGGGTTTGAAAAACCCGATGGGGGTTGCGGTCAAGAAGAGCGACGGTTCTGTGGTCATGGTGGCGGACTCTGGGAACAATCGAGTCGTGGTGCTAAACAGCACCCTCGACTACGTTCGGCACTTCACCCCGACCTACAACATTTCGGTGTTGAACCGAGTCTGCAACAACGTATGGGACGTTGAGTACTCCCTGGAGGGTGGAAGCGACAGGTGGTACGTTACGGGGTACGAGAGGCCACCTAGCGTACCCAACAACGCATGGAACCTGATGACCCCTGTTGTGTGGAGGTTCGCTACTGCGCCACCGTCCCCTGGAGTCAACTATCAGGCTAGGATTGAGGTGGAGTACGGCCCAACAGGTGTTCACGTTGGGGCGTCAACGTTCTGGATCACTAGCAGGTATCGCGGGTTGGGGGTGTTCAACCTATCCGACTACAACGACTTCATTTGGACAGGGGACAGGACGACAACGATCATCTTCCCGTTCACGCGCCCCACAGGTATCTCGGCGTCGTCTACTTGTGTGCTAGTGGCCGAGCCTGACCTCCATTGCTTCTACGTTTTTGATCCCCTGTCGGGCCTATTCCTGTCCTCGGTCGGAACCCCGTTTGAGGCGGGTGACGATGATGCCGGGCTTCATGCCCCGGAACACTCCAACGTCAGCGGGGACTCCCTTGTGGTTTGCGACACGAAGAACCACAGAATCCTCCGCCGCCATATCTCCTCACCTTGGGTTTCTTCGAGCGGTACGATCACGACGGGCGTTGCACCCGCCGCTACCCCAAGTGCTGACAGGGTGAGGATCTTCTACGAGACAGAAGCCTACCAAGGGTTCCTGAATGCTCTAGGGGGTGGTGAGTCCATTTGGAAGTCACAGGTTCGGTACGAGTCGCCTACCCTAGTGGCCACCACAATGGGGTTGGGTAACCCAATGACTGCCATCTCCTCAGAGTACAAGTCTCTGAAGGGGCTGACTGCAAGGTTACCCCTGCCTACGGGTTGGACAGACTACAGGATCTCTCCTGTCGGGCTAAAGGTAGGTACAGCGGACTCAGAGGATGACGGGCCATACCTAAGCCTACCTGTTACGATCTCAGAAGGTCTACGGGGTGGGCAGACTTCCATCTCGCAGGAAGCCGAAACCCCAATGACCTCAAAGCGAGCAACGCAGCAGGTATGTAAGACCGTGGCCGGTGTGGATACTCCGAAGAGGCGGGGTCTACGCAGCGTGTTGGCAAGAGATCAAAAGACAAGCGTGGCAAACACCCTAAACCAGTTCGAGGGCGCACAGGGAACTTCCCCCGTCTTTGTGCCAGAGGGTGGCCGTGCTATTCTCGATCCTGTCCCGCTTGACGTTGACAACATCGTTCGCGGAGCCCTACGGGGTACGGACACAAGAGTAACGAACCTACGGTACGGGGTACCTCCAATCAAGAGCTACAACCTCTTGGAAGCCATTCCCCACTTCACGTACTACTCGTTCCTGTACCAGAGGGCTGGACACTTGGCGATGGCCGTCCTTTCCGAAGCTGGAAACTCTAAGACCGTGGGCGTTGGAGGGTACGAATCCAACGCTGTGGATGCGTTCTTCCCACAAGGCCGGATTCTGGTCCGGTAGGAGCTACGATGCCTTACAGTCAGACACCACTCCGAGTCGCGTACCCAAACGTCCAAACGTCTGTTTGGGCTGTCATTTCTAAGCTATCGGAACAGCCTCTACGGGTAGTCCCCCATTTGGGGTACGTCAACCACTCGTCCGAGTTCGCTCTCCCCTTTCCAACGGGGCGGGTTCCCTACAAGGCAGCGACACGGGGGCTGGACGTACAGGACTACACAGAGCTTGGCCAACCGCTTTATGACGACGGATCGCCAGAGGGGACAACAAACGACACCGACGGCTTCGGAGTACCCTACCCACCCCTCATGGTGGCGGTCTCCGAAGATCAACTCGTCTCCCTCCGAGATTTCCCAGAGCTTTTCACTCTGGAGGAGGTAAAGAACGCAGTCGTGGAGGACTTTCTCCGAGCGTTCCCGTTCTATGACCAGGGCCAGCTTGTTCTGTTTGATGATAGGTACGACGCGGTAACGCGGTACGCGGATCAACAGGCGGTAGCCGGGCTAGCCTCCGGGTCGCACCCGTTTTTCCTTGGCCCATTCCAGGGAGAGTTTGACCAGGAAACCAACCCACGAGGGCACTTCCTACTCGTGGCCCCTACCATAGACGGGACAAGCTGGTATTTCCAGATCCGGCACGGAATTGCTGGACCGAGCGGGTTCAAGGGGCCAATTCAAGATATTGGACAGGCTTCCCGCCAACAGGACGAGACCTACCAGGAGCTTACCCCGATCCTACCTATGGTAAACCTCCCCCTAGCCCCTGAGATGCTGACAGACGCAAACGGAGATGAGGTATCCCATTTCTGGGTTAGATCCGAAGTGTCTGGTCTACTGAATCCACCCTACCCAAGTGTCCCATTTCTCCTAGTCCTCTTACGCAGCACGGGGGCCGGGAACGCTTCCTAACAGGTGAACCATGCGGAAGGCAACCACTTCTGACACAGCAATCCACGCTACCTCTGACAGAAAATCCGTTGAGGACTTGATGTTGGAGGGTATTGGCAGGACGGAAGCCGTGTTGAACAACACGAGTTTCCGCATCCCATTGGCGGACGACGCTCCAGATCCCGTAGGGTCTATTGATCCGCTGCCAGACATTGGCGAGGAGTAAGGCATGAGGCTCTTTGAGCAGGCCGTTCGTTCTCTCATGGTCGAGAGCAGCAAGGGGAAGATTGTAAAGGAGTTGGAGGGACTTTCCGATAGCCTACTGGCCGTCAAGTTTGAGGTTGTCGCCTTTGAGGAGATCGAAGCCGTTCGGGAACGCCTTGTTGCGTGGGCGAAGGATAACTTTGAGGCGGAGTGGGTAAACTGGCTCGATGCGGTAGAGGCGTTCAAATCCGGTAGATCCGCCTCAGCAATTCCTCCCCCCGGTGAGGAAGTGGACGAGGAAGAGGGCGGGACTCTAGACCCGGAGGGGGAAGAGGAAGAGGGCGGGGAAAAGAAGCCCCCCAAGAAGAGCGACAAGAAGAAGGCGAAGAAGAAAAAGGGGAAAGACGATGGGGACGATTGAGCTACCCTCGGTATTCGGGGTTCCTCCACTAGAAACGGTAGGGATGATTCTTTTTGTCGTGTGGGTAGTGAAGCATACGCTAAACGCACTCTTCCCGCACGTTTACACGAACTGGATGATGCCCATTCTTGCTGCTGCGTTGGGGGTAGCCTACAACGTACTCGACAACCCGAGCTTGCCGATCACGGCCAACTTCAAAACGGGAGTCCTACTTGGGGCATCCGCTGTGTTCTTGTTCTCCCTGTACGATAACATCATGCGGGGATTCCATTGGTACAGGGCGAGGGGGACGGAACAGGCGGAGGCTACGGCGGAAGAATCCGCGAAGAAAACGAAAGAGCTTGCCAAGTTCATACAGAGTGTGGTATCCTACTTCAACCCTACGGACAAACAGCCGTAGCTTGTAGGAGGAACCATGACAGATAGAGAGACACAAGACCTCCCCACACGGGGAGAGGGGATGCCAACGGATAGGGGGGGCAGCGTAGTCCCATTCGGGAAGTCCAAGAAGAAGGAAACCAAGGCCGCAGCCGCGCAAGAAGCCGCCAGAGAGCGGGCAGAGAAAGAGTGGCTTCTCGGCAAAGTAACCCGGAAAGAGCTAGAGGAGTCCCTAACCAAACTGGTTGGCGGCCTCGTCGCCATCCGAAACCAGAATCACTCCATCGGACTCCGCTTAGAGTCAACCCTACTCGCCCTCCGTCGCTGGATGCCAGCGGAAGAAAAAGAAAAGTTCAATGAGCTACTGAATGACTCCCACCAGCGGATGTCGAAGTGGCTTGGCCTCGTCCAAATGTTTGAATCCGGTGACCTGCCCCTGAAGAGGATCTACGAGGAAGTAGAGAAGTGGAATGGAGATCCAGAGAACCCGAGATTCCAGTTCTCCGGGTTCTCTCCAGGAACCATCGAAACGAAGGTTGCCAATGACCTCGACATGAACCGAGAAGAGAAGGAAGCGTTTCTCGACCTTCTCGGAACCCCACAGCAGATCAAGGACTCCATCTTTGAGGCAATCAAGAAGAGGCTGACCCCACAAGGACTTGACAACGGACAGGATTTAGGGTAGAGTACCGACATGGACAACGTAGCTATCCAACTAGACGTTGACAAGGGCTTTGGGGCTCGGGTCTACAGAGCCGCGAAAATGGCCCATGAAGTGGGCCGTGTCTACAAAGACAGCATCGGGGAAGAAGCTGGCCCCCATTTTGAGGAGTTAGACCCCGACCAAGCTGCATCCATCCTAGCGGGTGTGCTTCTTGTCTGCGAATCGGAACTAACCGGGTTCGACTTGGACGAGGAGGATCTTCACACCGCCTGGGCGGATGCACAGATTCGACAAGGTGTCATGGATCACCCCAACCTAGTGCCATTCGATGAGCTAGAAGAGGAACAGCAAGCCAAAGACACGCTCTTCCTGAATACCGTGCGGGTGGCTTTAGCCCTTCCTTAATCGCCTTCTCTAAAGCCATCCGGCCCCCCGCTAGGGTTTCCCTCCTTTCCTCTAGCGGGGGGTTAGTTTTTTTTTTTTTTTTTTTTACAAATCCAAAGCA